ACGGCGATAGTCGTTCATGTGGTTGCCTGGAAAGAGAAACGCTTTTAAAGCGTAACACTAAACATGGGTTGAGCAAAACCCCAGAGTACCATATTTGGAAAGCGATTAAGCAACGTTGCTGCAATATCGAAGATCACGCCTATAAAGATTACGGCGGTCGTGGTATTACAATGTGTGACCGTTGGTTAAATTCGTTCGAAAACTTTATATCTGATATGGGCGATAAACCCGAAGGCTTGTTTTCGATTGATCGTAAAGATAATGATTTAGGGTATAGCCCGGATAACTGTTTTTGGGCGACAAAGAAAGAGCAGGGTAAAAATAAACGCAATAACCGTTGGATTACGCATAACGGCGAAACTAAACACTTGCAAGGCTGGGCCGACTATTTTATGATTCCGGTTAGTACGTTGCACAGCGCTTTGAAAGTTAAATCTTTTGAATATCTTTACGAAAAATATGCTTTTTAAATATGCCTGTCATAGTTAAGCGCGAACCCGAATTTATACCACTTTACGAACCGCCCGCCGATACGAATTTAATTATCTGTATCGGCGGGCGCTGACACGCGGGGGTAAAAAAACATATGAGGTTTCAAAGTTTGCAGCTTATTCTGCTACAAAGCTAAAAAAACGAATTGTAGTCGTACGTGATGAAAAAACCCTGATCGAAGAAACTATTCTAAATGAAATCTGGACCCGGTACGACACGGCGAACGCTACCGGCGCCCTGGATCAGTACTTCACTAAAAATAATACTGAGCTCAAAGACAGACGGACCGGTAAAACCTTAATCTATACTAAAGGTTTCCGGGCTTCCAGTAATAGCAAGACCGCTAATTTAAAGGGCGCTTCCGATATAGATATCGCGATCATCGAAGAGGCCGAAGACGTTACGGATCCGTTAATGTTCAACAAGTTTACGGATAGCTTACGTAAAGCTGGCTGCCTGGTTGTTATCATGCTTAACACGCCGGACCTGAACCACTTTTTAGTTAAACGGTATTTCACTTTTGAAAACGTCCCGATTCTGGACGACGAAGGAAATTTCCAGTACGATGACAACGGGGAACGGATTGTAGAAGACGGTTATTTTAAGCTGATTCCGAAAAAGCTACCCGGTTTTGTCTGTATACAAACCGGTTACCAAGATAACCCGTATTTGCCGGCCGCCAAAGTTTATGAGTACAACCAGTACGGAAACCCGCTTTCCCCGACGTACGACAAACACTATTTCTTAACCGCTATAAAAGGTTATTCGAGCTCAGGCCGCAAAGGGCAAATCTTCACCAAGTGCAAACCTTATTCAATTGTCGATTACCACAAATTAACTTTAAAAGAATACTTCGGCCAGGATTTTGGGACCGCTGCCCCGGCTGCCTTCGGGGGCGCTAAATTCGATAAAAACCGCGTCTATGCCAGGTTAATCAGCTACGCGCCGAAAGAGGCCTTAGAGCTGGGAAAGATGTACTGCGATTTAAAACTCACTAAAAACGATAAAATTATCTGCGATCACGCGGAGCCGGATACAATCGCTTTACTCCGGGACGGTTGGAAGGGTAAAAACAAACTTCCGGATGAGGTTTACGCGAAATACCCGCAACTCAGGAACGGTTTTCATGCGGTGCCCTGCGGCCCGAAAGATATCGAAGCGCATATCGGCATAATGAAAGGGCTTGAAATTTTTATAGTTAATGACAATGAATGCGGCGAAGCTGCCTGGGAAGAGGTTGCGAAATACGTTTACAATGTCAATAAGTCCGGCGAATATACCAACGATCCTAAAGATGGGTTTAATCACTTTTGGGATCAGCTGCGTTACGTAATAATCGATCATTATTCTGGAAAAGGTACGCCGGCAAAGAAATTGTATTGATAATTTTTGTATATTTGGAAAACCAACTATTAGAATGAAATTAGACGTATTCCCGCCGTACGCTCCGTACGAACGTTCACCCGATTTGCCTGAAGTTCACAATTTAAGCGGCGGCAGAAGTTCTGCTTTTACCTGGCTATCATTGATTAACGGGGGATTCGGAAAATCCGAAAACCACTATACTTTATTTGAGAATACCGGCGAAGAACATGAAACTTGTTATGTGTTTTTAAAAGAACTACAGGAAAACACCGGCATACCTATAACGTGGCTTGAATATTCGTTAACAGATAAATTTATAAACGATTTGGTTTTTTCGTCTTTCAGTTATGAAAAATTTAAAAACGCTGGGTATACCAATATCGGGCAAATACTGGATGTTAAAAAACTCCGGTCGTTTACATTTTTAAAATCGCCGAATTCGTTTTGGTACAAGGACGGGTATTCACACCCAGCCAACTCAATAAAAGAAGTAGACTTTAAAACCGCGAGCAGAAACGGTAAACCCTTTATAGATTTATTTCTATACAAATGTGCTATTCGCATAATGAAAGATGAGGGCCTATTAATACCTTCAGTCGGGCAACGTTGGTGCACAGGGGATGGAAAAGAGAAAGTAGGCGATAGGTGGTTATCGCTAAAAGGGATAACAGAGTTTATCTCATACAAGGGTATGCGCTACGATGAACCCGACCGGGTTAGAAAGATATTTGCTAAAAATGATAGACAAGACAACGTTATTTACGACGCCCCGCTACACGTTTTGAAGATAACTAAGATAGATGTTTTGATAGCTTGGGCAGCGCAAAACTTTGACTTAGGGTTAATAAACGGCGTTTATACATTCATTGATGCTCTTGGTAATTGCCTTTACTGCCATTTGAAAAAGAAAATTAAAAAACTGTACCTCATACAGCAAGGGCACAAAAGCAGGACTTTAGCGCAAATGGAACGATTAGTAAACAACTACAACGGGGATACTGACGCTATGGCCCGGCAACACGGTACGTACGATATGCTGGAAAAAGAGGCTTTCAATATGCGGGAAATATCAATAAGCGAAGTATTGTCAAATGAAGAAGTAGAAATTTCGTGTTTTAATTGCGGTGACTAAATAAATTGTTTTATTTAAAAACTTTTTTATATTTACGCTTTTAAAACTAAAATTCATTGCAATGAAAAAACTTACACTCTTTTGCGGCTTGCTGATAGCGTTGTCCGCTTTTACACAGATCGCGACGGCGCAATCGGCGTACATGATCAGCGCTTCCAACGGAACAAATCTCGATACGGTAACAAACGCCGGCAGTAAAACACAAAAAGTACCCGTTGCGGGTTTTCAGAACGTTGTTTCTATCCAGACGCTTTTAGTCAGTAAAACGGGTACGCCTGCAGGGTTTGTAAAGCTTTACGGTTCTAATAACGGGACAACTTTTGTGCGAATACCGACGCTTTCGGCCACCGGGACAACCGCCGTAGATAGTTTAAAGGTAGACGTTAATACACTTAGTAAGGTTTGGATTATACCGATACACGCTTATACTTACTACCAGGCCATATTCACGGGATCTGGTACACAGTCAACGACGATGCAGAATTACGCTATCTGGCGAAGACAACCATAATAAGAAACTACTTAGCTTTTAATCATGTAAAAAGTGTACGGCGCGAGGCTTTACACTTTTTTTTGTTTATATTTGTTTTCAATGTATAGCTGGCAGCCCTGCCGATTAATGATTTATCAAATCTTGACGAAAAAGCGAATAAGCGCGAGGCCTGTTCGCTTTTTATTTTGAAAAAACTTGCAATTAAAAAATATTTGATATATTTGAGAATTCAATCGCAAAGGGGACTTGCGGATAAACATTTTAAAACATTATCAAAATGAGTTTATTTGACAACTGCCCCCTACCCGCCGAACTTCCCGATATTCTTTTACAGGCTTGCGGCCTGAACTACGGGCAAATACAAAAAGTTGCTTTCTGGCAAAAAGGCGCGGTCCCTTTTACAACCGTAACTATTTTAACGAAAGCCGCCTGGGATACCGCAACGGCAGCGAGTGACGAAACCAAAGTAGTTGTAACCAACTACCTAACCAACTTTGCAATCCCGAACAGTACCGCCGTTGAACAAACGTCGGATACAAACATAAACGCTATGCCTGAGCTTCAGCGCGGCGCTAATCCGAAAGGAACGTTTATGAACCGTTCGATTACGCCGGCTCAGATTACCGCAATGCAGGCGCTTACCGCGTTCTCACAGATACAGCCAGGCGTTTCAAGCCTTGTGTTTGTAATGATCAACGAAGACAACAAAATTATTTACAACGCTAACGGTGGCGACTTGGGTATCCCGATTTTCAACCTATTCACTTCCGATACGGATATCACCGGCACGCTTGGAGCACTTAACAACGTTGCTTCAGAATTTTACCTGAAATACGGCTGGTCTAAAAACTTAGCGGTAGGCCAGGCAGCTTTCGATTTGTTAAACACTTATCCGGCCGCGTAATGGCAACTACTAAAGTAAATCTGTACAGCAAGGACCTCGACGAAAACCGGGAGCACTCGATAGAGCACGCAAACCGCATTTTTGCACGCGGCCATAAGACCTGGGAATTAAAGGATAAAAACTTTACACAAAACAAAGATGGGATTATCGTCCGAAGAAGTAAGAGCGAGAGTAGCGAAACCGAACAATCGGGACCAGCTTAGTATCGCAGCGCTTCACGAGGATCGTGTCAAATTCTGCGTTAAAAAGTGCCTTGAATATAACCGGCCTACCTACACAGCTACGCACCTGGTGCGTATAAGTAATTTATTACCTATACCCAAATATCAGAAATACGTATCGGAGTTAACGTTCCCGCTTCCAATTATGGAAACGGCGGACGTTATTTATTCCGGTCTTTATAAAATCTTCGATGCCCAGAACAAGGCCATTTATCCGATACTGGCTAACGAAGATCTCGAACAGGATTTTACCGAATACCTGCAAACTTTAGGCTTTACCGATTTTTGGCAGACTACAGCCTGGCAAGCGTTCCGCGATCAACCGAACAGCGTTTTAGTTGTGGATATGGACGTAAAGCAAATAGGCAATCGCCCGCGGCCATACATGTGCATTATCGATATTACGGCGGTTAAAGACGTAGAGCTGGACGATGATGGATCCACGTTTGAGAATCTGATATTCGTTAACCAGGACGGAGACCTCGTCGCCGTAGACGAACAAAACTTCTACACCTACCCGAAGGTTATCGACGCTAACGGCGTGGCTAATAAAAACGAATGGCAGATCGACGACGAGCACGTAACGGTCGGTTTCCACGGTTTAGGCTATTGCCCGGCTAAATTCCTAATAGACGACGCCCTGGACAACAAACAGCCGATTATAAAGGAAAGCCCCGTTACGAAGGTACTTTATCCTATGGAAAAGCTTTTGTTTCGTATTATATCCGGCGAAAACCTCGAAGATTACGCTTCATATCCTATACATGTTATCCCGAAAACGGAATGTGAGTACCAGGACGAACAGGGTAACCGCTGTAACGCGGGTTTTATAACCCGTACAGCTATCGACGCGCCGTCTTCGGCTCTATACGGGCCTTCGGCGCCTTATCAAATCGCGTGCCCGGTATGCTCTAAGAATCACCTGGTAGGTGCCGGCTCTGCTTACGAAGCGCAGCCGGACAACGACGGTAAATTCGACGTTGATAACGTGGTTAAGATCATACCCGCACCAACCGACACGCTTGAATACATCGATAAGAAAATCGAAACTCGTAAAAACAATATCATACAGTCATGTATCGGCGCAGTTCAGGACCCTTCGAAAGAGGCAATGAACGAAAAGCAGGTTACCAGCATGTACGAGGACAGGCAAACTATCCTTCTGAGGGTAAAACGGAATTTCGAACGCGCTATTAAATTTTGCATGGATACTATCGGCCGTCTTCAGTACGAATCGGCTTATACCGGATCCGTGGTTAACCTGGGCACGCGGTTTTTGCTGTTAACTACTGAAGAAATGCAGGCACGGCTCGACGGAGCTATCGAAAGTAACGCGCCGCAATACGAAATTAACCTGATACGGGAAGAAATGAATATCACAGAATATTCAAATAACCCCCGTATGATGCAGCGCATAAAACTGCTGGAAAAACTCGAACCGTACCCGAATTTTGCGGAAACGGATTTCCTGACTTTATACACTTCCGGAAAAATATCGCAGATAAATTTTGAACTTAAATATAATTTTTCAATCTTTATCGCACAATTCGAAGATGAAAACGGGGATATCATTGATTTTGGTTCGCTTTTATCGCCTTCGGAGAAAATAAAAATCATAAAAAGTAAACTTTTAGACTATGTCAACGAATACATCGAGCAATACGGAGTTGATCCAGAAACTGCAGGCGAAAGCTCCGGCGATAGTTCCGGGGAAGGTGCTGGTAGCGCATTACCGGTTGCATCCTAACAGTTCAGACCTTAATACGGCGACTATTAAACACCAGTATTACGATCCGGAAGTTTACGACGAGTACGTAAGAGAAGAAAACCGTGAAGGCGGTAAACAGAATAATTTTGTGCGCATGGGTTTAAAAACCGAAGTGTTGTACAATCCTGAGCGCGATGAAAACGGCAAAGCCATAGATAAAGCAGTGAACCAGGCACCGGCCGGTGCCGTGGTTGAGGCTAACGGCGGCAATACGAAAACAGCTGAAGAACTGGAAAAAGAGCGTATTGCCGCCGAAAAAGCGTTAACCGCTCAAAAAGAGGCTGAAGCTAAAATCCAAAAGGAAAAAGATGCTGCCGAAGCCAAAGAAAACGGTAAAAAGGAAAAAGCTGCTTTACCTATCCGCGAAATAACCGTTAACGAGGTTGTTTTTGAAGTTTTCCAGAATTCAGCTAAAACGCTGTACACTGCCAAACAAAAAGACAGCGATAACCCGATAACCGGTGAAGGTAAAACTTTGAGAGACCTTAACGCAGACCTGGAAACTAAAACCAACATTTAAAAATAATATATGGCCGTAACAATCGAGCAAATCCGCGAAGGGATAGCGGAGAATGCAGAGTTAAAGACACAAATATTTACCGAGTTCGACGCAGAACTCCCGGAATATGTTAAAGGCAAAGGCTTCGTCGTTCGTTCGGCTGAAGACGACGAAAAAGAGTTCGGAAAGCGCTTGGGGCCAAAAACCGCAGAGCTTTACGGAAATATCGAAAAGGACGTTTTAGAATCACTGGGCAAATACGGCGTAACGAAAGGCGCCAATACCGAAAAGGTTTATGATATCATTAAAAAAGCGCCCGCACTAATCGATGCTAAAATCAAAGAGCTTGAAGATAAGTTAGAACTGGCATCTAAGGGGAAAGTAGACGAAGTTACTGCTCTTAAAATAAAGGCCTTTGAAGATAAAATAAAAGCTTTAGAAGGCGAAAAAGAGGCTTTGAGCTCTACATTTTCAGCTAAAGAGGCCAGCTACAAAGTTAACGGCCAACTGGACCGGGCGTATGCGGAATTGCAAATCACCGTACCGCCCCAGGTTGCCGAAAAAGATAAAGCCGATTTTATAAAGGAAAAGCAAGCCCAACAAAAAGCCCTGTTCCTTGCAAAATATAAGATCGAAGACAAAGACGGAAAACCTGTGTTTACAGACAGCGAAGGCAATATTCAAATGAACGGGACGGAGGTTGCGGACGCTAAGTTCCTGTTAAACCGGGATTTCAAATACGATTTCGCAGTTGTCGAAAAAGGCGGCTCCGGATCAAAAGGGGGTAAAGGCGAACTGGTTACCGTAACAAGTAAACAGGGCATTTACGAACAGTTAGCTAAGGAGGGCTTAACAATGGGATCTTCGGATTACCTTAAACGTTATTCTGAATTAGCCGAACACAACAAAATAAGCTAAACCTGCAGCTTTAAATCAGGTAAACTTTCTGCAATAATGGGACTGTTGCGATAATTTAACTAATTTTTAACTTATTAAAACATTCTCATTATGTCATTAGCAGCAACCGTCCTACAGGACGCGATAATCCAGGTCGGTACCGACAAAACTTTCAAAGATTACGAAGGCAGGGAAGATATTTACGGCGGCTTTAAACTTTTTAAAGACGGCGCCGATATCCTACTCCCTAAATCCCAGATCGAGAACCTGAAAAAATCATACGTTCAGCCGGAAAAAATTCCCGTGCTTAACAAAATGGCTACCACTTTTTACAACTCCTATACTTGCGACGTTAACCCGGACGGCAGTTCATCGGCTTTCGTGCCTGTTACCTACGTAACTACTGGTTTTGATATCGGCATCACCCCGGCTATCAACGAAGGCAACTATATCTCGGCTACCGAAGATTTAGCCTGGCAAATGAAGCAGGGTTTTATCAATACCTACGCTTCAGTGCTTGAAGCCGATGCAGTTGCATTCTTAGAAACAAACAAGAGCTTAACCAACCTTTCGCCTACTTCGCTGTTTCCAGGTTCGGTTTTTGCGGCCGGCGTTTTCACCGTACCGGATACCCAGAAAAATACATTTTATGCGAAAGTGCCTACGATCTTCCAGCGTAACGTAATTCCCGGCATGCCTGCGGATCTGCATAACACTGAAGCAACGCCTAACTACGAGTTTATCCGCGCTCAGGGAGACGGAAACGGCGTTAATTTGGGTTATGCGATTACGCCTACTTTAGCACGCGGCCAGTACAGTTCGAACTTTGTTCCTACCGCGAATGACGGCTCTATCCAGGAAACGCATTTCCTTGTACCGATGGGTGGCGTTGGTGTTTACAACTGGCTTCCATACGAAGCTAAAAACGAGATCACCATTATACCAGGCGCTGAAGGCTGGAAAAAACAAGTCGATCCGATCATGGGCATGGAATGGCAAGTATATTACAAATACAATTGCGTTGGCGGTCAGTACACACAGGTTTGGTCTTATCGCGCCTCGTTTGCGTTTATGAAGCAATACAGCTCAGACGCTAACAAGTCATCGATACTGAAATACCAGATCGCAGCAGCGGTTTAAAGGCTCTTCATAATAGTTGGTTTTATTAATTGGAAAGATACCCTTGTAGAAATGCAGGGGTTTTCTTATTTTTGGGAAAACCAACAAAATTATTATGAATGTAAGATTTAAACAAACGTCTTTCGGCTGGTGTACGGTTTATATGTGGGCCAATCTGCTAAACAATGAAAGCGTATTAGCTTTAACCGTAGAACCGCAATTCAAAGCTTGTTCTGGCGAAGATGAAGACCGGCTCTTAGCAACATTTTCCCCCGAAATTACTATGAAAGGGGTCGCGGCTTGCGAACAATCTTACCCGCATTTACCAAAGTCATATATTTGGGATATACTGCAACGCGAAGATGATCATAAACTCTTTGAACACCAGGTAATACCTTACGTTTTAGTTGTTAGACTTATGCCGGAATACTATCACAGTGTAGCGGTTGTTAAAACAGATATCGGGTTATTCTATCTTGATCCGTATGCTTCGCATTGGATCGAGTTAAAAGATTTGCAACATTTTTCACAAATGTTTTTAGATTGTCAGGGTATTTATAGGCCGATAATGCGGAACGATCATTCTAAGTTCGCTTCGTTTAACGCTGAATATTACGATTACCCTTTCTACAAAATAAGTAAATTAGCCACAGTATGAGCCTACCCCGCATAATTTCCGGCCAGGTTAAACGCATAATGGGGGCTAACCAGGAACTTTTCGACGAACGGCACAAGATATGCCTTGAATGCCCAAATATAAGGACGCAGGCGATTTACGGTGAGTACTGCGGTCTGTGCGGCTGCCAGCTGGAAGCGAAGTTACGCGTAGAGCGTGAAATTTGCCCGGCTGAGAAATGGCTACCCGTTGGAAATGTAAATATTTAATTGTAGGTTTGGTTTATGAAAACTGCTAAACAACACGTACAGGGTTTTATATCCGAATCGGGTTTACCGATAGTTTTAGCCGGTGCAAAAACAGCAATCGGAGCGCTTAAAGCCTCTTTAGCGGTTTGGATTCAAAACCAAAATACTATGCAAGATTATCCGGATAGCGAAGATAAGTGTCAAACTATGGCCTGCAACGCTATGCGCACCGAAGCCGGCATTAAATTTCTGCCCACACCTTATTCCGGAAAATAAAATGTACATACCCGCCGCCGTTAATACCTGCCTTTCGCCTACCGTAACGTTAGCAGACGCGGCGATATACGGGCCTACTTATTTAACCAATGATGTTATCGGAAAAGCTATTCCTGTAGGTGGCGATCAGGCAGTAGTTTTAACCGCTTTGAAAACGGGAAGTGTTACTAAATTTATGGGTGACGTTATCCGGATTAAAAAAATCACTAATAACGTAAAGAGCGTATTAACAGATTTCAATCTGTTCAATGGCCGCGCTGATCCTTATCACTTAAACGCGAACCAGGGACGTTTCGTAGGCCTTATGCTTTCATTAAAGTGGAACAACGACATAAGCCTTAATATTTTTCAGATAGCTTTTCAGGCCGATATGCCGTGTCCCGATATGAAATTTTATTTATTCACTTCGGAAAGCGCGGAGCCGGTGAATTTTACAATCGGTGAAACCACAACGCCGTATATACCATTTAACTATAACCAGACAGGTGGCAGCGTGCAAACACTGGACATACCGATCCCGGTACCTTCGGATAATGGCGTTTATTACCTGGGATACTTTGAAACAGATTTAGGAGCCGGCCAAAGTATTAAAAAGACGCTGGACTACGTGAACGTTCCGAATTGCACCAGCTGTAACGAGAATTACTACACGCAGTTCATGAAGCGCGTCAAGTACCTGAACGTTCAGCCTTTTTGGGTTGATGCGAACAACTTAAACGGTGATTTGCTGTTTAATACGAACCTGGTAAACTATACGGATTTTAACAACTGGGGGATTAACTTTAAGGCCTCGGTTAATTGCGATATATCCGCTTTTGTTTGCCGGAATAAAGCGATGTTCTACGATGCGCTTTCTATGCGGTACGCCCTGGACATTCTTACGTACATCCTAATGAACGTGCGGAATAACGCGTTACTGGAACAGGTTAAAGACGGAATAATATTTCTTCGTGACGGGGATAAGCAAAACGGTACTTCAGGCTTGCAGACAAAATACGAAGAGATAATCGCGGCGTTAAACGTGGATCTGTCCGGGTTTAATGAACTCTGCTTGCCGTGCGTAAACAATGCCCGTGTTAAAAAAGCTTATTTAGGATAACATGAGAGATAGAAACGGAATACTTATCGAGGCGGGGCACTTGATTAAAACGTGGACCGATAAAATTTATACGGTGGTAAACGATAAGGGGGTGTTAGTTTTGGAAGGCGTAAAATCTTTATCAGAAGTGAACGTAACGCCTTTAATCGTTGGGTGCGTATGATAAACACCGAAGCGGAATACGAACAAGCTCAACAGGACATACGGGACTTAAAAAAGCGGTACCGCGAATTGTCTGCGTACGATAAGAGCAAGCCGTATATAGGGCAACAAATGGCACGGGACATAAATCGATTAATAGGTGAAGTAAAACTGTTTGAATATGATAGACCTGAAAAGCGTTTTAGCACTGAACAGAATCGACGCTAATTTTGCGGTTGCTGAAGCTATTAACCAAAATAAGGAAATAGTTTTGCAGCCGAACGACGCGCAACTCGATAAAGGCTTAGACAGTAAAGGTGTTGACCTCGGGGAGTACAAGAACTTTAAATATAAAAACCGATTCCGGCCGATAGACTTATTGTTAACCGGCGAATTCAGGGCCGAAGAAGACGTAATAACTGATAATACCGAAATGATCTACATCGATCCGAACGAAAAAACAGCTTCGCTTATGACCAGATTCGGTGAAAATATAATCGGGCTACCTGATACAGAATTTGAGAATACAGCGCAGCAGCTTGCACCCTTTGTAATAAACCAACTTGAAAGACAGATAAGCTAATGACCGGCGTAGACACCATACTTTCAAACCTTGCCGCTAAAATAGCGACCGATTTGCCGTACATACAAAAAAGTTACGGCAGAGCTCAGATTTTTCGCGAGATATGGGGTAGTAAAGGCCTTGTAACCCTACCTAAAGCATTATTGGATAACGGCGATTATGAGTACTGTTTGCCAAACGATACGCGTGCAGCGCAAAGCTATTTCATAGCAGCCGGGCACGAAAAGTATGGAGAGTTTGACCGCTTTATGATAGGCACGATTAAAAGGCAGTTTGCTTTTACTTTTTGGGGACAACTGGGCGTTGGTGCCGTGCCGTTAACCCTCGAAGAAATAAAATTTCAGGTTATATCCGTGCTGCAAAAAGACGGCCGTGTTTCAAGTATTGACGACTACGCGGACGAAACGTATGCGCAGGTATTCCCGGAGTTCGCGTACTGGCTAAACCGGTCTGCTCAGAAATCGGTAGAGAAAAAAGAAGCAGATACACAATGGCTTTCTTACCCGAACGCGGGTTTCCGGTTATTATTTACAGTTAGTTACGTTCAAAGCAATTCGGTATGTTAAAGTGGTTAAAAGTTCCTATTCTGTGTAATACTCGAAGCAGTTCGACTTTAAAAGATTTAGGCCTCGAAGGCGCTGAAGACGAATATCAATTCCGCATGGGTTGTGTTCGCATAAGCAGTATAGAAGCGTTTTACCCTGCCGAAATCGAAGGTCGTACGATCATACATTCGGTCGGCGACTGCGTAGAGGTTGAAGTATCTTTCGAAGAAGTAGAAAAAATTCTAACAGCATAAAACCAACATTATGAAATGGGTATTTTGGATTCAAATTAGGCGCCGTAAATGGTTTACTAATTTTCACGCAACAAGAGGCGCAAATTTTAAAGATATACAATTTTTCGGTCTGTTAATATCTTTTGGGCTACCGTGGTTAAAATCAGTAATTGAAAGTTATAATCGCGATTACACCCATAAAGCAAAAGAACACATCCAAAAAGTAAACGCTGATAATCTAAAGCATAAATTTTCAATACTTATGCCCGCATGCAAATAAGAAACATAACCCTTTTCGATCCGGATATCCATAAAATACCGGAATACAACTGGCAAAAATTTCAGCGGTGCCTTATCCTGGATGCCGGTATCGGGTCGGATACCCCCAGCGTTATTGCGCATACCGATTCTATCGTTAGCCTGGCAGCCAACGACCGCAAAGAAGACCTGAGTAACGAGCTTAACAATTTCCGGCTATCCCTCTATAGCGTTATGGAAGGTATCAGTTATACTTCTATGGCCTTCGCCTGTATGGTGCAAAATATTGACGGTGAAACGCATTCTATCGTAACTGATACCGACATTAATAATTTGTCGAAGCTTATCGCGGAAACGGGAATTACGCACGGTGAAATAACCGATTACGTGGACCTGTTAAAAAAAAAGTTAATGCCCAACTGAAACAAAGTTTTGATAAAGACGAAGACGTAAGTTATTACGATGCGCTTTACCGGTACGCTAAACTATTGAGCGAAGAAACTTTAACAGGGGAAGACAAGGCCGAAGCTATCCGTGTTGCTTATAATAAATTACTTGACTACAATAAGCCTAAAAACTTTATCCAGGGCCACAAAGAAAACATCTTAACGGTTATGGATAAAGCACATACGAAAACACTTTTTGCCCTGTCAGAAAATAATCTTGAAAATCCGGGTAAATTCAGTATGTTTGAGTTTAGAACGGCTATCGAGATGCTAAAGGAGCGCAACGATAGAATGAAAGAGGACATCGATAAAATGAAGCAAAAATAAACCAATTATGAGAGCAATACATTTTCCAGAAGCCAATACGACTTTTAATAGGCCTGCGGATATGACCGACGAACAATGTTACTCGGTATCGGCTTTAGTAGGTGAGCAAGACGGTATTCCTTATGTAAGAACCGTTTGGCTCCCGAATAAAGAAGACTTAGAAGCTTTGAACGCCGGACGCCCGCTGATTTTATCAATTTGCGGTGCGGGTATGCCGCCGGTAGCTTTATTTACTTGCGACGAAAACGGAAATGTCAACGAATGAGCCAAATAAATAATAATAACTTTTTCCGCTGGTACGCCGGCAGCGTTATCGATGAACAATCGGTTAACCTTCCGCGCCTCGGGATCGCTGACGCTAAAAGCTATTTACCGCAGTTGGTTTCCGGTGAACAGACCGGATTTTATATTAATGCCGATATTCCGTTTTACGACGCGGACCAGGTAGCCGATTTAGAGCTCAGGTTAAACGACGGAACGGTTATCGGTACTGTACTGCAGGCGGTAGTATTGCAAACCGGGTACAGGCTATACGCTGCGTTTACTATGCCTAACGTGCCGCTCGGGCAATACCAGTATGAAATCTATAATACCGCAACTTTAACGGTTAAGTGCGTATCAAATTACTTCCAGATAATAGACGCGGCTACGGCCAGCCTTTATACTTGTTCCGTAAAATGGCGTAATAGCCGGGATAGCTTTTACTACGATTGGTCTTTAGTACCGGATTTTTACTGTCAACTGCGTTTAAACCTGTCCCTTGAAAGTTATACGCCTGAAGGTACGGTCGATCAAACTAAAGCGGTTTCTACCGGTACACGACGTAACAATAACTACGACCTGGACTTCTCCGTCAAACTGCAAACGTACTATCTCGACGACGGGGCAAATATGGCCTGTATTCCGTTGTTTATAGCCTCTTATATTGAGATAAACGGCCGTACGTACATAAACAAGGGGTTGTATTCCCCGAACGTCCGGGTAAACAGTAGAGTTAATATCGGTGAAATCGAGCTCTACGATCAACCGTTTAGCCGGATCAACAAATACGGCCAATTACCGCAGCTTGTGCTAAAAACAGGAAAGTACGTACTGGTGAACAATACCGCCGTAGCTTTTACGGTACATAAGTATTCCAGCGCAGACGCGCCTATCGGAACGGTAGAAGTGCTCGCAGGTACTACGTTGACTATAGATATAAACGACTGGCAGATTAACAGCTATTTGAATTTAACGGCGGCCGCGGGGGGTTCTTATAAAGCCGTTACCGCACACTCATTACCGGACGGTAGTTTTGCGTTTGCAGATAATACAATTACGACCACGGACCCAGGGAATGCCGTAACGCAGAACCAGGTTTACGGTAACGATTGGTTTGTAGTGATTAGCTAAATATCTAGTTGCGATTCGTGGACGAATAGTTTTTCCACCGTAGAACGACTACCCGAGTAAATACCTTTTCTGTTTAGCGATCCTTTTAGTTCGCCGCTCCAAACGCAAATAAAATCTTTAGGCGCTGAGTATTCCGAAATAAAAAGACTATGATTTTTAACCGTTTCACGGCTCCAATCCCAAAACCTTTCGTGGTCGAATTTAACACGATATCCCGTAGTATCTTTATAAGGCGGATCTAAATAAACAATACTGTTATCAGGTAATAAAACTTCATTATAAGAGAGAGAGGTAAATTTTACATCTTTAAGGTTTAGTATTTGTTTTTGAACGTAGTTATACGTCTCTTGCTGGTAGTTGCGTGTTACCCCAGTATCCGAGGTATGCAACCCCGCGAAACCCGAAAACGGTTTACCCGAATAGCTTAAACAAATACTGGCCCAACCGACTAAACAATTGTCGTATAAAGTATCTCTGTATTCTTTAATGAGATAGTAATCTTCTTTTGTTACCCATTTAGGCGGCTCCCAGCCTTGCTGCAGCGCGATCCATAAATCAACAAGCGGTTTATTAACATCATTGGCTAAACGGTGTGGGTGTACAACTTTATCGATAAGATTACACCCACCGCAGAATAACTCCGCGTATGTTTGCTCGGGTTTAAGGTCTTTAAGAATAATAGGTAGAATATGTTTGGCTAAACGAGCCTTTGAACCCATGTACTTCATTAAACTACTTTGGTTTTATCGCAAGCCTGACACCAGTAAACAGTTTTTTCTTTGTTTTCACAAAGTTTCATCATTCGCGCATGCGGGCAAAAGAATTGCCGGATTAGTTTAATTAGTCTCATTGTATATAGCTGTCTCTGTAACCGCCCGATTCCGTATAAGAACCTTTATCGAATTCCTGCTCACCGTAATTTTGTATTAAAACTAACAACTGCTCTTTAGAAGCTTCGCCTTTCTGTATTTCCGTTAAAACGTATTCCGGAGTTATGTCCCCGATAACATAATTTAAATTACTCATTGTATCCAGCGTATTAATAATTGTCCTTGTTCTGTTTCCCCGAAAGGCAGTTCGCCCATTTCTACGACCGGAACTTTAAAACCTATTGCGCCGGCCGTTGTTTCGGTGTGATAAATAAAAAAGTTACTGTCCGCGAATATTTTACGGGCGGTCGGCCGCTCTTTATAAAGAATTTTCTTTTTCTCAGTAAGGTTCATACGGGTTTACGAAATATAAGGGTTAAAAATGTTTTAATTATAAAGAATGCCGGGATAAGTTGCCCGACTGCCCCGGCAATAATAAATATCGTTCTCATGGCGCTATAGGTTCAAGGGTTCTTTGGGCGATCCCTTCGTTTAACAATACGCGCATCATACTTGAAATGCTGCGTTCTTCTTTTTTAGCTAATTCCTTAATTTGTTTCCATACTTCCGGGGTAACCTTTGTATCGATTTTTTCAGAGTAAACTAAAGGTGGTGCTTTTCTCATTCCGTAAAGTTACCACCTTTACCGACAATAACAAATTTATTTTTACAAATATTTTTTTATTACTTTTACCCTTAGCAAAACGGGACTTTGCCACACGCTAATTTACTTCAATGGCCAATCCAGTTCCGTATCAACAGCTTTTCGACATTGACGGCCTTAATGCCGCTATACGTGAATGCGAAGGCACAGCAGACGAGTTTTCCGCAGCGGTAACCGAAGATTTCAAACGGATAAATGCGTCCGTACAAGCTATTAAGAAATCGATCGAAGCGCTTAACGCCTCAATGGGGCAGCGTACGATAAAGCTGGTAGACGAAACGAGTCAGCAGGCTATTGTCGATTACGCTAAACAAGTTGTTGACCTTACTAAGCAGGTGCGCGATCAGCAGACCGCGATTACCAACCTTAACGAAGTAATAAACGCGAATAAGGTTGCCGTAAGTGACGCCAAAGTCGCGGCAGAGCAATACAAAGTAGAGCAGCAGAATCTAAAAGCGCAGCAAGAGGCTACAAAGCTTGCAATCGTCCAGGAAACACTTTCCCTGGAACAACAAAAACAAGCGCTCACAGATAGCAAGCTGGCCGCGCAGCAGGCTATTACGGTACAGCAGAATAATAAATCTGCTATATCCGCTTCGAACCTGGCTAATCAGCAGTACATAACAACCGTTAAAGAACAACGCGCAGCGCAGGCAACGCTTAATACCCAGATAGCGCAAAACAGGTTGGCTATGTCGAACCTGGCTTTAGCGAATAAGCAGGCGGCGCAGGCGCAAACCGCGGCCACCGGCAGCTACAACGAAGCCGCGGCCCGATTAAAAGCACTGGGGAATGAGATAAAAAGTGCTAAAGACGGCTTTACTTCGACCGATCCCGTTATAAAAGCCCAAATTAAATCTTACAACGACTTAAACGATAAACTAAAAGCGTTCGACGCTTCGATGGGTAATCACCAGCGAAATGTCGGTAACTATAAATCGGTAATTGGTAACCTGCAGGGCGAACTATCTGCATACGCGGCTAACCTATTTACGATAGCGGCCGCAATGGAAGCGGTAAACAAGGCTTTCGATTTAGCCTTGTCGACTGACGCAACCCGTACGAGTTTAGGGTATATATTAGGCAATACCGAACTCGCGGATATAAAGCTGAGAACTTTAAAAGAAACAGCTAACCGCCTAGGAATTGAATTCGTATCGACCGCGAAAGCTTATGCTTTGTTTACCGGTGCGGCCAAAGCGTCTAATTTTTCTTTAGACGAAGCGGATAAAATATTTAATTCGGTGGCCCGCGCTTCAGGTATCCTGCATTTATCAGCGGAGCAAACAAGCAACGCGTTTTACGCTTTGCAGGAAATGATTTCGAAAGGAACTATCCAAAGCAAAGAATTACAGCGACAACTAGGACAGGCCATACCCGGCGCGGTGCAGATAATGGCCGATGCGATAGGCGTATCTGTTCAAAAGTTGCACGATATGGAAAAAGCCGGCGAACTGTTAACCGCCGATATCCTACCTAAATTCGCTGCGCAATTGGATAAAACGTTCGCGCCTGGGGTTAACAAAGTTGACAGCTTACAGGCTTCAGTTAACAATCTGAAAAACACGTTTAGCGAAATGGTTGATGAAAATACGGCCATTAACCAGTTTTTTAAGAATATTGTAACTAACGTTAATAACATTGCTTCATCCATAGCAAAAACTATAAACTCTACGTCGTGGCAGGAATTCTGGTTGAGGTTTAAGCCGGCAATCGGGCAGGCTTCAATTGATAAGAATCTAAGCGCTGCCGATTTAGCGCATAATCTTCAAAATGCGCGAGATCAAAGCTTCGGGGCGTTTATGGCGGGAGTTGCTAACGATGCTAATTTATTTTTCAAAGCGAACGCACCGATAGATGACGTGAAAAAACGCGTTAATCAACTACAAATAGCTCTGATCGACGCGGGTACAGCGTACGACGGGCTATCTAAAGCGGTTAAATCCGGTCAACTTCATGAAGGTGGCGATTTAGTGTTGAATAACCTCAAAGCTACATACGGAGCCATAAAAGCTAATCTGGAATTATACGAGCAAAAATACCCCGATGTTTTTAAAAAAGCAGAGAAAGCACAAGTAGAACTGACCGACGCGCAGTTAACCAGCGTCGAACAAATCCGAAAAAGAATTACCGAGCTCAGTAAATTGCCCGGTTCTGCTACACCTGGCAGCGACATAGCGAATCGTATCGAAGACCTGAAACGTCGTTTGCATGATCTCGCGCCTTCTTATAAAGCCGCTAAAGACGGCTTCCAGGTATTAGAAGAACAGATTAAAAAAACAATGCTGGCGCTACAGGACAGCATTATCCAGGACTACGCAAAGCACCAGGGAAAAGAAACAGAAAATACTAAAAAGCTCGCAAGCGCTTACCAGGACTTAACAGAAAAGCTTATCGCTTTGCAGAAATTACGCGACGATGCGATAACGAAGGTCAGGCAGCAACGGCAAATCGCGGCTCTTGGTTCATTGTTTCCTTTAAATACAAAACCCGACGCGCTACCGAATACGTCTTTAACCAACGATCCGCGCGATCGAAATAGTCTCGGTAACGCCTTGCAAATCGGGCAAGATAATATCGATATAGGGGAAATCGATAAGAAACTCGACGAAGTTGCTACTTCATATTCCATTCTGAGCAGAAAAATAATCGAAAGCTACAAAGCGCGAAATCTCACTAAAGCGCAAATGGATGCGCAGTTATTGGAGATAGAAAGGGTTCAATCAGAAAATGAGTACAATTTAAATTCTGCTCGTTTGACTAAAGAACTTGAAATCGCGAAGCTTACCTATGGTGAAAATAGTAAGCAATATAATGCGCTGCTTCTTAAAAAGGCCAAACTAGACGAGCAATATAGTAAACAAGGCATTAAGAATCTCGAAGATACTGAAGCGGCAAAACGTAAGATAATCGAAGAGACAATTACCATACTTCAAAAATCGTCTTCCGTTTTATCTAGTGTAACCGGTAATGCTGGGTTAGGTAACCTATTTTCTGACTTTTCTAAAGATGCGGTGCAGGGTATTGGTAAAGCGGAACAGTTCCAGGCAACCGCGCAAATAGCTATAGATGCTACCAGCGCATATACAGATTTCGCTATAAATGCTTCTAAAGCAAGGCAAGCCGCTTTGGAAACGGAAATGCAGTATGAGATCGACGGTGCGGGTACAAATGCGGATGCTAAGAAAAAGATAGAAGCAGAATACACTAAAAAAGTTAATGCCGAAAAAGCTAAACAGGCTAAAGCCGCAAAGGCGGCCGCCGAAATAGAAATTGTTATAAACACGGCTGTAGCCGCGTCTAAAGTATTCGGGCAAACCGGTATTTTCGGTATTGGTCTGGCGCCGATAATAATCGGCCTCGGATTAGCGGAACTCGCTATAGTGGCTGCAACAAATATTCCGCAATTCGAAAAAGGTCGAACTTCAGGACCTGCCACCATAGCGCTGGTAAACGAGAGAGGTCCTGAGCTCTTGGTAAAAGACGGGAAAGGCCGATTCGCTAATAAAGGTAAAAAGGGTTACACCTTCTTACGGGAAAATGAACAGGTATTCAGAGCAGACGAAACGGCGAAGTATGTTAGTTCGCAACTGGATAACTCTGTACAAGTCAGTAAATCTAAGCCTATATACGATACATGGGTTTCGTCGCAGACCGGTAGCCGGGATATCGATTATGACCGTTTAGGCCGGAGCGTGGGTGACGCGGTAGGTAAATTGCCCTTACAGGAAAATAACTGGAACGATAAAGGCTATCAACGGTATACGCGTACCTCGAACAGCCGCATTAAATCAGTGAGAGACCGTAACAAATTATGAGCAGGTTATTAAAAAACAGTTTTACTTATTCAGGGGTGACGTACCAGGCTTTTTTCGAGACTGATGATAATAGCTTACGTACAAGCTTTTTTGGGGGTCACCCGCTAACGGATATTGACCCCGCTAACTGGGGGTATACTGAAGGTGAAGAACTGGTACACGGAGATAATGCGCAATGTGTAGCGGGAACTAAATACCGATTTTTCGCTACGGAAGCGTTCCCTTTTGTATTCATGACTTCTGATACATCGTGTACGGGTCCCGCCGACTGTGGATTAACCATAGAAGACATAGCCATAACCGACGAAACAGCTTTAAATGCAAAAGACGGAACCATAGACGCGGCTATAACCACCACGGCCGCGCCGTTCAACTGCTCGTTGGATAACGTTACTTTTTTACCTGATTTACAGCATCGTTTTACGGGATTAGCACCTGGCGACTATACGCTATACGTTAAGGATGCGGCAGGCTGTACTGCGCAGCAGAATTTCACTGTAGCCGCTTTCGGCCCGGTTTATGGTTGTACAGATCCAGCAGCCTCTAATTACAATCCCGCCGCGCAAGTGAACGACGGAAGCTGCGTATATCCAGAGCCTGATCCTAACGACCCGCAAACATTGGATAATCTCTACGAGCAGCCCGATCAATTTCGATTGATATATGGTAGTGATACATGGGAGATAGACGAGCCGAAAGATTGGGATAAAATCGCTATAGTTTTAAAACGCGATGATACATACCACGGAGTCGATTACTTGTTCAGTGAAGGCGATATAAAACTAAGATTTGACGACCCGGCCGGTCGGCAAATACTCATCGGTGCTTATGATTCGGAGGGTAACGACGCTATAGTACGTTTTCAGTTTGGTAGAGATAATTACGGCGTTTTTATTGCCGACCTTGATGCTTATGTAGACTTTAACGTTTATGAAGTGCAGGAAAACTATATAAGCGTAGGCGTAAAGCGAAAAACTTTTAACGATTTGCTGGAAACACGAGCAGACGTATTAGTAACGCTGAAAGATAACGCCGTAAGTCTTCCGCTTCACAGTAAGCTTATCCGGGAAGCTACAAACATTAATACAGGCAGTAAAATAGGCGACACTGTGATTCTAACGATAAACGACTGGAACGGGGCTGCGCCTTCCGGGGATTCCCCGTATTTAAGCTATTGGTCTTATATTGATTTTTCGGGGGCTTCGCAAAATGACTTATGCACAGATGCGCCATTGTTCGGAATCTATTCCGATAATCCCCTCGTAACGGGACAACATATATTTAAAACAGACGGTGGTGGTCAATTTACTTTTGCTTTGAAATTTAGTATTTCTATCCATATAAAGTTAGAGCAATCCCCCATTTGTATTGGATCCGGACCCCGCCACGGGTATTGGTCTTATAAATGGTTTTTGGTTATAAATAACCAGCCTAACGCGATAGAACTACCGGGCGGCCGGTCGGGTTTCACGAATTCACGGTATAACGACGTTGCTTTTTCCACCGAGTATAATACTGTTTTAACCCTTAACCAGGGCGATCAGGTTTTTCTGTACGGGCAATATATCTGCGAAAAACGAGGTTGCTTAAAAGACGCTCAGGTTAGAATGGATCAGGTTTACCAGGTAGTTAACATATCGGGCGATACGTTGGCCAACGGGACCAGTACACAGGCTTTTATGTCTTTCGAGGTAGCGAACGCCGTAGTTAAAGAGATAACCGATAATCAGGCCGCCCTTGTAAGCAACCTACTCGGTCGTACTGATATAGGCTACCCAGCAGACGGTTGCGCGGCACTGATAGCCTACAGCAACGGTTACCAGATACGTGGATTTGATATAGCGAATAGACCTGTGCAAATATCGTTTAAGGATTATATCGAAGGCCTTAACGCTACATACTGCATAGGCAAAGCTTACGAATTAAACGCACTGGGAAATTACATAATTAGAATAGAGCGGTTTGATTATTTTTATCAGGACGCGGAAATACTTTTCTTAGATCAGGTGAGTGACTACACCGAAGACATAGACACATCGCTCATTTACAACGAATTGGAATTCGGATATAAGAAATATACGAATAACCTGCCGTCGTCACAAAATACCCTCGATGAATTTTGTACGCTGCATGACTATCAAACGCCTATTCAGTCGTTCAAACAAAAATTAACGCAGCAGTGTTCACAGGTTACTTCCGGGTACGCTATTGAGCTTACGCGTCGTCAAAAGTTCGTCGATACGCCGCAAGACAGTTGGACTTACGATGAAGATAATTTTATAATCAGTTCTGTGCGCACCCCGACAGGGTTTAAATCAGAAACGCTTGAAAACTTTACGGCTTCCGGCATTATAGGCCCCGATACCGCATATAACGTAAGACAATCCCCGGCGCGAATGCTCGATAGGTGGGCACCGTGGATAAATAGCGGATTCGCCTATAAAAAACCCAGTGATATATTACGAAATACGTACGTAGCTAAAAACGGTGACCTGGTATCTCAGCTCATAACTCCGGATACCTGCGATAGCGTGCAACAATTTAAAGAAAGCGATAGCCTTATTTTAGCTCAGAATGCGGGATTTAAAAAACTTTTCTATCCCGCTAAAATAACCTTTAATAAACGAATTTCCTGGGATACGCTTAGAATGATACGCCGGTGTTTTGAGAACCGCGATCCGCTTAACCGCAATAACGGGTATATAAGCGTAGTGGATTGCAACGGTAATACGCAACAGGGGTTTTTAATGGAGCTTTCCTATAATCCGGAAAGTGAATTAGCAAATTTTATTTTGAGAAAAAAATATGTAGATTTGAACGAACCGTTTGACTGCTCAGTTTATTCCAGCTGGGATTTCGAACAGTTCGAGGCCGCAACGGGACTGCCAGCCGAAATTGAACAATGTAAATTTGAGAATTTCGCATAATGGCAATACAGTTAATCGAACCTACCGATACGCTCGAATCCGGCTTCCGGGTAAAAGCCAACGCGAATTTTAATGAAATAATTGAAAGCGTCGATCAACTTAAAGACGGCGGTGGCAATCCTACCGGTACGTTTCGTTTAATTAAAAACGGCGGCGGTTTTATAGACCTGGTATTCACCGATCAATTTTATACGATATCCCAGATATCAACGATAATAGCCGGATTACTGCAAAGCCCATATTCTGGAGCGTGGGACGGTAGCAAAGTACCATACGCTGCGCAAAGCGTGGTAGATCATGACGGTACTTTGTGGCGTGCCAATACCCCCACAAGTACCGAACCGGGTACGGACGGCACCTGGGATGATATTCTGGTACGGTCTGCGGTGGCTGAAATAGATTTCCCTGCAAGCGCCGGCTTAGATAAAGACATTAACTACGGCTTCGATGTTACAGCCCCAGGGCTGCAAGTATATGCAGAACAATACTACGTGGATCATACCATTGATCCTACGGACGGTAATATTTTGATCCCGTACGCGATAACCTATTTTAAAATCCCGGCTACCAACCATATACTCGTAAGAAAATCAGACCCGGGGGATCACATTAAAATCACGATTAAACCATGAAAAAACTACTATTTCTGTTTTTATTTTTCCCCGTTTTACTGCATGCGCAACAAACGTACTGGACTACCTCACCTTCGGGCTGGACCGCTTTATCTTCTCCCGCATTTCGGTTTAAAGCGAACACGCCAGATAGCACAAACAGCCTTTTAGTTTTTAACCCGCTTACAGGCCGGTATAACGAAATTTATACTTCGGTAGAAAGCAATAAACGATTCGCGAAATATGGCGATACGACAGGAATAGGTGGTAAATTCATTGTTAATAGCACTTCGCAGCAAGGATTAGCGAACTGGAATATAAGCGGTTCGGGTACTTTGGGCGGTGCGCTTAGGTTAAAGTACGGCGGCACGTCCGGAACGCCACCTTCCGGTTATGGCGAAATATCCCTTTCGTCTGTAGGTAGCGAGGTAATAACCAAAGCAAACGGGCAAACACGGACGTTTTTATTCCCGTATAATGGGAATACATCTGCACGATTCCCGTATAAAGCAGCGTCGATTATACCAGACAGCACAGACGTTGCCGCTACTTACGTTAAGAAAGCGGGCGACACAATGACGGGTAGCCTGTTTGTAACGAATAGTGGCATAGTGACAATTGGTGATTCAACCTCCGCATATCCGCACCCATCTGCAATACTTACTAAAACAGTAACCACAACAGACACAAGTTCTCACGGATGGGTGGATAGACGAAGGTTGAATAGTGGCACGGCGGACGCTCAATATGATGACCAATTATTAATATTAGACGGAAAAGACTACACCGGAAAGCATATAGCCGGCTTTCAAATGAACGCATCTAATCAGGCAACACTGCCGCCCACTAGCATTTATAGCTACATAACTACATTTTCCAATACCGGAGGTACGATACCTAATTATTACGGAGCATTTATTAATAATCCTACCGGTTCGTACACAAATAAATACGGTTTATTTTTAGGTGTTTTTAGCGGCGCGACAACTAACAACTGGCAGATATTTGCATCGGGTACTACAACTACGAGTAAATCATACTTCGGCGGTTCATTGGTGATAAATGACACTTCTACTCCGACCGCAAGGCTTGTTGTTAAGAGTTTAGGAACTGGCGCTCAATTGGTAGCTTATAAAAACACACTGGGTAATAATATAGGTACGTTTTTTGAACGGGCATCAAGTGACGGGCAGTTTAATGTAAACAGCAGTACGGGGGCGGTAAATGTATTATTAGACGGCGGAACAGGTACACCATCATTCATAAACGCCGGGCTAAATGTTGGTGTATCATCCAGTACAGCAACGGCTAAATTGGCTGTAACCTCTACTACCGAACAGCTACGATTAATATATGATGCTACACATTACGTACCGTTTACCGTATCAAGTGCCGGGGGATTAACTATCGCACCAATAGCAGCTACAACAGCAATTACGGGGGCCGCAACTGTCAGCACAAGCGTTAAAACACCTTTTACAGTGTTAACAGGGGTAACATCAGGCACGGCGGGAACAGATAGCCTTTTAACAAAAGACGCTACAACCAACCAGGTTAAGAAGATTTCGGCTAATTATTACGCTACGTCTTCCGGGTATGTTCCAACAATCCGTACTATTACCACCGGGTACGGATTAACAGGAGGCGGTGATTTAAGCGCTAATAGAACCTTTGTGGCCGATACAACGAGCAGCACTGGATTAGTAAGTAAGTCAAGGCTTACAGCAAATTTCGGGGGATATGCTCAACTATCAGGGGCGGCATTCAGCGGAAATATATCCGCTCCTTTCGCGCAATTCTCATCGGCTGGAATAGCTACAGGGGGTAACGGATTAACAATGATTGGTGGCAGCGGCATTACCGCATCTATTAATCTTCAAGACCCGGACGGGACGGTGATAACATCTAAAGGGGTACTTATAAATAATTCAGGAAGTGGTAATTTAGCATTAAAGAATGTTGCAACGTCAACGACTGTTAATATACCTACAAATGTTAGTGGAACGGTAGCACTGCAAAGCGCAATTCCTCAATATGGCAGTATAACACTTGTCGCTGGAGTCGGAACCGCAACAGTTACCGGAGTGTCAACGTCAAGCAAGGCGACTACAGGTTTCGTTAGTATTGGTGGCACCGTAACTACAACATGGCAATATAAGGTCGCCTGTACGGCAAATACAGTTACAATAACCGCTATAACAAACGCCGGTTCAACAAATACATCAGACACATCTACTCTAAATTACGCTGTTAAATTATGAAAAAGCTATTATTCATATTACTCTTCCCGTCGCTATTATACGGGCAATCAGTACCGGTTTCGCTCGTATCTCTGTCAACCGTATCGGATTTGAGGTTGCAAACACCGCAAAATTCACAAATGGTGCAGTTGTTAGGCCTTACGTCAATCAACGATACGAACGGCGGCACTTACTATTGGAACTCTGCCAGCACTGCATCGGATAACGGTTTTATAACTATCCAGGTTACCGGCATAAGCACAGGGCGATGGGTGCGGCTTGGTAACGGAAATACCATTAAGGGCACTGCGACATTTAGTGGGGTGTCGCTTACGACCTCGTATACGGTGCCATACCAACAGGGAACTTTACCTTTTGTACCGATAAGCGTTATAGTTACTCCGAGGTCGGCAAATGCGGCGGCATTGAGTTACATCAGTAACATTACTAATACGGGGTTCACGATAGTATTTTTGACAATACCAGTTTTAGGAACTAATAATATAGTATTTGATTACGTAGTCATTAAGCAATAATTTTAACATAAAATGGAACAGAAAAAACAAAACGGGATAATTGAACATTTGTTAGACATAGCAGAGAAGTTCGAAAACGGATTAAACTTGTTGGAAAATGCGCTGCATTACAGGCGACAGGTTGCTACTGCCGAAACAGAAGGTTGTAACGGCGTACCTATGCCAACTCAACCACCGCAAGGCCATACTTTAGGGCACTACTATTGCACTAAAACCGGGTGGCAATGGGAGGACGAGATAGGATGATAAAAGCAGCAATCGGTTTGATATTTTTCCTTACCAGCATAAACATTTATCTCATATCGATGATATCCGGCTTTGTACCATTCGTGCACGTTAAAATAGATTTTTACTTAATGAGAACGTGGTTTAGTGGTTCTGTAGTCATCCTGGTATTTTTTATCGTTTGGTCGTTGCTTTCTGACATCAAAGAGAAAGAGAAAGAGAAAGAGAAAGAGAAAGGGCAATTCGAAAGCATAATTATCGGATTACTCAGTCTGGCGGCCGCACAACTCGTTGTGTTTCTTAACGGGGTACACTTAACGGATTCGCCATATGCCCTTTTAGGTGTCTTTAATGCCTGCAATATTTTAGCTTATTTTACAACACATAACTACCTAAGCCTTAATCACTATGGAACAAACGATGCCGGGGATTGAACATACCCAACTGAAAGGACTAACTATAAAAAATATGATCGTGACTATAGCTTGCACGACCAGTATGGTTATAGCCGTTATGGGAGCCTATTACGGCCTTAAAAGTCAAAATGATATTAACGATTTGCGTATCAGGGTTACCGAAGCAAGAATAACGGTTCTGGAACAGCAGATTCGTGAAATGCAATTAAAGAACAAATGATTTTAACTGAAGCAATAACGCAGGTAACAGAACTTTCGCAGTGGGGAATCCCTGGCGCTATTATTTTAGCGCTTGCTGGATACGTACTGCTAATCGAAAAGCGTCACCGCGAAGAACGCGACAACTGGGCTAAAACAAATGAGCGCCAGGTCGACGAACAGAATCGTAATTTAAAGGAAAATACCAGCGTGCTGTCGGCATTAAAAACACTTTTAGAAAATAGAATTCGATGAAAACAGAATTACTACTCATACAGATAGCACTTTGGGTTATAGTGCTGATATCTGCCGGGCTTGTTAGAGAGTTTTATACCTCAACTAAAACCAATGGGTTGCGGTTACGAATGATTGCTCTATTTAGCTGCAAAATCTGGATATATGGCGGCGCTGCTGTAATATTCCTAATTTGGCCTCCGACAGGCAACGCCTTATTCAGGATATTGCTTTTAAATACGCCTATGGTTATTGTGATGCTCTGGCTTTGGGGATATGTAAGAACCCATTTGAAATGAAAACATCTGCACAAACAATTGTTGATTTAGCATTGGCCTATTGCCGGGCAAACCTGCAGGAAGTCCAACCAAATAAAGGCTGGACCAACAAAGCGTACGAAGCAGATATGAGGGCTATAGGCTGGCTGCCTGGTGATGAATGGTGCGCTGACAGTGCAATACTTGTCTGGAAGAAATCATATTCGCTGAAGCCGCAGATATGGGCCGTAGCGCGTCGTTTACTTTCGGCCAACTGCCAGATAACAGCGAATAATTTCCACGCCGATAAAATCTGGCCGACAGGTACGAAAGTACCTAAATTAGGTGCGATAGCTATATGGCAATCGGGAGATAGCTTAGTAAACGGACATGAAGGTATTGTTACCTGGGTGTCGCCGGATTTTAAATCATTTAAAACAGCTGAGGGCAATACGTCGAGCTCGACGCAACCGGATATCCGGACCGGTTGGACGTATGCCGAACATACGCATCGCATAGGGGAGCCGCATTCGCTTACCGGTTTAAATTTTATTAGATTCGTATATGCAATAGAAAGTTATTCACCCTTAATTTATTAAAAACATGAAAAATCTATTAACAAACTGGAAAACTTCGGGCGTGGCTGTGGCAACGGCTGTTTTAGTAATACTAAATATCGCCTCCCCGCAAACGTTCACTACCGACGTTAATTTAAAAATAATAGGCGCCCTTACCGGTGTGCTGGCGCTACTCTCAAAAGATTTTAACGTTACTGGCGGTACTGTGGTAAATAATCCGAACGACGCTTCAGCAGTAAAAGAAGCGGCTAAAAAAGATGTCTAATTAAAAAAAAGTCCCGGATTTACCGGGACTTAAAAACACTCACATAGAGACATTGTGAGATACTCGTTTTTCACTTCTTAATTAAAATACTGTCAACCTTTAGCGTACGTGTAAGTTTACTGATATACGCATCGATACCTTTCTGCAAATTAACTTTCTCTGTGTCTGCTTTCGAAGGGTCATAAGGTAATACAGCTTTGTAATCTCTTAACAATTGTAAATACTGGTTAACGTCATTTGTTGACATTTTAACGAAGTAGTTGTAAACGGGTTTTTTCGTAGTATCGGCTTTTGCTACCAAAGTGTTTTTAACCGGTGGCTGACTATCGGCTAAATGAACCCCGATTAAGAAGAATAATGCGCATATAGCGCTAAGAATAATAACTGCTTTTGTAGATTTTTTCATAATGGGTTTTTATTTTAAAGGTGAAACTGCGATTTTACTGAGCCATTTTTCGCGAATAGCCGCCGCGTTTTTAATATTCCTGGATAACTCTGCTTCGGCAGCCTGCAATAAGTCTACGCCGATAGCGGTTGCCACAGCATTGGCAGTAACCATAACTCCCCCTATTTCCTGCACGGGATCCCCGACCGGTCGGCCGTACGTATAGGTTATTTGACGGTACATATCTTCACGCGACATACCTAAAGACTGCCCCAGCTCTATCGCTTCTTCTACAAAGCGGAAACAGCGTTCCATAACGTCGAACAAAACTTCTTCGCTAAAAGTATCGCTTACCCACTCTTTGACACGTTCCTGATACGGGGCGTCGCTTTTACGGCGAACCTTGAAAACCTGTTCGTACTGGGTGATATCTGTTCCTATAAAATTAGGTTCGGTTGTTTCCAGGTACGTTTCGCCGCCGTCTTCTGTAAAGCGCCAGATTAGTTCCAGTTCGGTAGCTTCGTAATGCCTGCGGCCTTGCACGTGGTTAAGCACTAACTTCGCTTCGTTTTCGAACATTTGTTCGTGCTCGGCCCACGTCTCTTTCGAGATCAGGCGTCCATTATTTTCGATAGGGTTTACCTCTCGTAAATATGGTTTTTCGTCTTTGTAGATAAGCGTATAGTTTTTCATTTCCAAACAGGTTTTGGCCTAACACCCTGGATCATATTAACGCAAATAAAACTATTGCAGATCGCATAACACGGATCTTTAAACAACAATTCTCCCGAGGGAGAAAGCACCCGGTAATAAAGCGGAGTTTCGTTACCGCGGTATGTGTGTTTTACTTCTTTCATGGCTTAATCTTCGTCGTCTTTAGAATAGGGTTTAGCACTCTTTTTCTTTAGCCATGGATCGGTAGGAGAAATAGAGGCGCAGCCACTTTGTCCACCCGGGTAACCATAACGTTCATAGAGCTTATTCAAATCGTCGCTCAATTGTTTAACTTTTTCCTTTTGTACGGGTATTTCGCTTTGGCGTTTCAAAGCTTCGTTAAGAGCGTACTCTTTATCCTGTTCTAAGTTCATCAGGATGTTTTCCTGCGCGGCTAATTCCTTTTGCGCCAATTCAATAATTTGTTTCATAATATTTTCAATTTGGTTTTTGCCGGAAAAAGCGCGAACCCCGTAGAGTGTCGCGCCGCTTTTGCATAGGTAATGCAGGGTTAAATATCCCAGTCGTCAGCCGCTTTCTCTACTTTCTTTTTAACCGGGGCATCGTTAAAATCGTTGTTATAGTCGTCGTCAACGTCCAAGTCGTCGAAGCCGTCATCGAATGCAGAACGCGAGCTGCCCATACCGTCAAGCCTTGCACCGTCCTTAGTCTTTTGTATCCCGTTCAGATAACAAGCGATGCCCTTGCCGCCGTCGTCTGTTACATAGGCTTTAAACACTACACTGGCCCTGCCATACATGCCGGAATAAATTTTATCCGGATTAGTAAGCGGAACGGGTGGGTTACCGTGGAACACCTCTACTTTACGATTTGACGAAGTGTTTAAGAACATCGCGTCTTCGCATGCAGGATCGTCCGGCCTGTCTGCATCACCGTCATAGAAAGTAGTTTTTAGCCGCTTTGTACAAACAGGCGAAATTGTATCCGCTTCGGCTTTCATACCTAAAAGGCCTTTACCTTCTTCGTAAGCGTCCCGGATTGCTTTCTCGATCATTTTAATAGTTTTCTTATCATCCTTTTGAATGATAATCATAGAACCGTAGTTCTCTTTTCCCTTTTTATCTAAGTGCGCTTCTACAGCGTGCAAATAGCTAAATCTAACGGGGGGTAATACTACCTTAACACCTGTTAAGCCCATAATTATTAAGTTTTAAATTGTTAAATATCCCAGCTATCTTCTTCAGAAAAGCCGTCGTTAAAATCACTTTGTGAATTACTAAATACCGGCCGGTTATCGCTTACCGGTACTAAAGTCGGCGCACCCTTAGGTTTTACTAAAAACGGTTCTACGTATTTTGCGAAATTGTCAGTTCCAAGTTTTTTAGTGAGCTCAGTAATACCTAAAAGTTCCTGCGGTTTGTATATTTCCGAGACATACCCGAAATTCAAATTCTTAAGCAGGTTGCGCACGATTTCTCCCTGGTCTTTGTACTGCCTGTTACTTTTTCCTTCTACTAACTTATATCCCGGCCAGGCTTTACCTTTTAACGCCTCGTTAAGTGCATGTTCAGCTACGGCCTTTATCCAGCTTTCAAAAATACCTTTGCGTTCGATTATCTCGATTATTTCGGCATCTTCGAGCAAATTAGGATTGTTAAAATCGTGTTTTGCAAGTTCCGTATTATAATCTGCTAAAGCCCTGCATGTAGCTTTAGCCCTGCAGAATAAGCAATGGTTTCCGGCAACGAATTCGCCTTCCCCGTCAAAAGCCAGCTTTGCAAGCGGTTCGATTTCTTTACGCCACGCTAAAAGTTCTTTAACCGAAATAGTGAAATCTGAATTATTTTGTATGCGGGGCTGATAGATATGCAGCGTAACGGTTTCAACATCGTAGAAGCATAACAACTCTTCGAGTATGCCCAGGGCATATATTTTAAGCTGTTTGTTACCTTCAGCAGATACCGGAACACCTTTACCGAACTTCAGATCGAAAACGTGCAGGTGCTTTGTAAAAGGCTTATAGATGTAGCTGTCAGAAGTACCAAAGCTTTCCGGGATTAGTGCCCGTAGATCTATGCGTTGCTCAACTTTCAATATATCACCTTCAGCGAAAAAGCTTAGAACATACGAAGCGTAAGCCTGGCAGTGTTCATACATGGCTTCCGTGTAGAATTCCTGCTCTTTAAAGAACTTCCATTCCGATATGGTAAGGAACGGCGATCCGCTTTGCAAATACCCGTTTAACAGGCATTCGCAAATAGCATGTGCGAGCGTTCCCTCCCTTGCGAAATCGCTTTCAACGTTTTCGAATTGTAGTTCCAAACGCGCAGAAGGCGTACAGGTTAGCCAACGGCTTGCCGCTGAAGGTGATAGTATTGCGTGGCTCACGGCTTAGATTTCTCCCTCTTCTTTGATAGCTTCCAGGAATAATTTTAATTTTTTAACCGGGATCTGCGGGATCCGCTCGATAAGTTCGCCGGCGTCGTCGGTAATATCGTGTTTCTTAGCGAAACGTTTTGTGAACGCCTGGATTTTTGGCGGCGCTGGATCCCAGTCGTTCTTTTTCGCTAAAGCGATAATAGCGGCGCGGGCGTCTTCGTGGGTAGGCGCTTTGTCTTCAGCCTCTTCGGGATCCGCTTTTTTGGTTGTTTTTTTCTTAGGTTCTTCGTCTTCATCCGAAGCCTTAGAAGTTTTCTTTTTCGGTTCTTCGTCAGAATCGGTTTTGGTGGATTTGTTGCCCAGCGTTAAAGCTTTGTCGAAAGCGATAAGTTGATCTTTCACATCCTGCGGAGTTTCGCCGGTGATGGTGATTGTTAACATAATTTGTTGATTTTTAAGTTATTTATTTAATTCGTATTACGCGTTTTATATGGACCGGTATTCCTTCTTTAAGCGTTGGTTTTTTATCCGTCCTAACCGAAAACTCTTTGTTTTTAAAAGTTTCAGGATTCGTACGGATAGCAGCGTAAACGCCCTGTGAACTACCCTCAACAATAATGTTTTTACCTTTTTCGAGAACTTCTAATTTTTCTCTCCAATATTTAGAATCGTCTTCCATGCCGACAAACATATAAACTATTTTCTGTAAATAAAAATAAAAATAAAAAATAATTTATTGTTTTATACTTTTTTATGTTTACGTTTGTCCTGTCTTCACACCCTGAAGATATTGTGATAAGGTTTAGGTGAAAGCTGGATGGGCGCGAGGTTCGTCCGGCTTTTGTTACTTTTAGATTTACATGAAAAAATTTTTAGAACGAATAAAGCTTAATAATACGGGTTGTTGGATTTTCCACAATACGAAGGGCGAACCTTTGGAACGAGGGGGTTTTACCCCTGAAAAAGGATATTATACCACAGGATATAGGTTTTCGTATGAATATTATATAGGTGAAATACCTAAAGGAATGTGTGTTTGTCACAAATGTGATAATCCGTTTTGCGTAAGTCCTTTTCATTTATTTTTAGGAACTCATAAAGAAAACGCCGAAGATTGTGCACGGAAAGGTAGGCGATCTAAATACCGTCACGGTTTTGCTCAAATGTATGTTTTAGAAAAATGCCGTTGCCGCACATGTATAGATGCTCAAAAAGCCCGCTGGATTTGGCATTATGGTAGAAAACAGGGACTAATAAATTTTTTTAAACAACACTATAACCGGGACTAATGCGCCGTTTACACATTGATATCGAAACTTTCTCAAAAGTCAACTTAAAAACTGCGGGTCTTTATAAGTATGCGGCTAATTGCGAATTGCTTTTGGTTGCTATAGGGTATGACAAAAACCCTGTTACACTTTACGATCTGGCGACCGACGTTTTACCCGAGCAAATTATAAAAGACTTGCAAGATCCGAACATTATCAAGATCGCGCATAACGCGGCTTTCGAAATCGCATGTTTATCGGCTTGTCTGGGTATTTACTTAGATCCCGCGCAGTGGCTTTGCTCTATGGTGCTTTGCGGCATAGCCGGTTTACCTTTTTCACTTGACCAGGCAGGCAGCGCTTTAAATCTTGATATCAGGAAAGATAAAGAGGGGACAGGCTTAATACGTTACTGGTGTGTCCCTTGCAAGGGCACAAAGGCGAACGGATACCGGGACAGAAACTTACCGCAGCACGATTTTGCAAAATGGTTTGCTTTTGGCCGGTACTGTGTCCAGGACGTTTATTCTGAAATAGCGATAACCGAACACTTAACCTTTATCCGGATACCGCCTATTGAGCGGCTTGTCTGGAATTTGGATCAACGCATTAACGCAAAAGGCATAAAGTTAAATCTTACTTTGGTTCGTAACGCTATAGAAATGGATTCACAGTATCGCAAACGACTAATAGCTGAGGCAGTCAGTATCACAAAGCTATCGAACCCGAATAGCGTTCCACAGCTTATAAAATGGCTGGAAGAAGAAACCGACGAAACTATTGATAACCTGCGCAAAGCCGAAATCCCTAAATTAATCGAACGTTTCGACGAACCCGTTATAAAGCGCGTTCTTATAATCCGTCAAGAACTCAGCAAAACGTCCGTTAAGAAATACGCGGCAATGCTGCAGGCGGCCGGCAGCGATAATCGGGTACGCGGGTTATTACAGTATTACGGAGCCAACCGTACTGGGCGTTGGGGCGGCCGCCTTATACAGCCTCAAAACCTACCGAAAGGAAAATACCACGATAAAGATTTACACCTGGCGCGCGAGATAGTCTTAAAGGGCGACGCGGCTTTACTGGAAGTTCTGTTTGGTGCAATACCTGATACGCTTTCACAGTTAATCCGTACGGCTTTCATCCCGGAAAAGGGTAAGAAGTTCGTTATATCCGATTACTCTGCTATCGAGGCCCGCGTTATCGCGTGGCTGGCCGGGGAACGCTGGCGCATGGAAGTGTTTGCAACGCATGGCCGTATTTACGAGGCTTCAGCTTCGCAAATGTTTAAAGTGCCTATCGAAGCGGTTACTAAGACTTCAGATTACCGGGCAAAGGGTAAAATCGCAGAACTGGCGCTCGGTTATCAGGGCGGTGTAAACGCGCTTATTAAAATGGGCGCTTTGGATATGGGCTTAGATGAAAAAGAACTGCAGCCACTTATTACACTATGGCGCGAAGCTAACCCGGCTATCGTTAAGTTTTGGTACGACATAGACAGGGCGGCTAAGAAAGCCATCGATAAAGGTGAAAAAGTTATTATTCAAAAAAGTATATCATTTGAATACCGGCGTCGGTATTTAATAATTACGCTGCCTTCGGGCAGATCGCTTTATTATGCGAATGCGAGTTTAGTGCCTGGTGATTTCGGCGTACAAATACTTTACTGGGGTATGGATCAAACGACTAAAAAGTGGACGCGAATAAAGACATACGGCGGTAAGCTGGTTGAAAACATTGTCCAGGCCGTTGCCCGTGATATTTTAGCGCAGGGACTTTTAAACCTGGACGGGGCGGGAATATTTACGGCGATCCATGTTCATGACGAAACCGTTAATGAATGCGATGAAAGCGTAACGGTCGAACAAGTAAACGAATTAATGTGCGATATGCCGGTATGGGCGAACGGGTTACCTCTAACGGGCGACGGGTTCGTTTCGGATTATTATAAAAAAGATTAACGATATGGGTTGTTTTGATTCAGTAATATTTGACTGCCCGCATTGCGGAAACGAAATAGAAGGGCAAAGTAAAAGCGGCGATTGCGGCATGCGCCGTTATGCGCCCGTAGAAGTTCCTGCGGATATAGCCGCAGGGCTTATTGACGAAAAAATTTATTGTGTAAATTGTAAAAACTATTTTAGAGTAGTCGGGCAAATACCGATAATACATTTACGTTTAAAATTATCACAAAGTGATAGCGATAAAAACTGGGATATTTAAAAACCAACAACATTATGAAAATAAACACTTTACCCGTAGAAATTCAAAATAGAGTTTTTACGCTGCAACTGGAAGCCGGTAATTTACCGAACGGAGATTTAGATTTGATTGCTAAAAAGCACGAAGGTAATTTTAATTGGCATGAGAGCGACGAAGGGTTTCCGTTTTGGATAAGCATTAATCACTGGGTTTATACTGAGTTCTGGGATAAGTACGGACACAATTACCCCGATCCACGTTTAAAAATGCAGGATAAACTAAAAAACACGATTGCCGATATAATCCGGGATTGCCCGTTTACTATGAGTGAAAGCAACTGGGATAGCCTGAGAGATATAATGGGTATTCACCTTCAAAAGATGTTAGCAAAATAAGTTGAAAAATAAAAACAAGCCGGTAAATGATAACTGGGCAACACCTAAAAGCTTTTACGATACCCTTAACGCTGAATTTAATTTCGACTTCGACCCGTGCCCGTTAAGCTACGAACCGATTACACCGGAAACGGACGGCCTGTTAATACCTTGGGGAAAGCGTAATTTTATAAACCCGCCTTACTCAGCCGCCTTAAAACAAAAATTCATACAGCGGGCGGTAATAGAGAGCTGTAAAGGAAATCTGTGTGTATGCCTTCTCCCTGTATCTACGTCTACGCGATTGTTTCATAAGTGGATAAAGCCGTTTGCAAAGGAAATTCGGTTCTTAGAAGGCCGGATAAAGTTCGAAGGTGTAAGCATTACCGGCGAACGAGCAAAGGGTACCGGGATGTTCGATAGCATGATTGTAGTTTTTCATAATCCTGGTTTATACGAGGTATTATTTTAAAGCTTCAAAAAGCTTATCCTGGTTATATGTTTTATCCAATATCGAACGGTGTACCTTATACTCCGAAGTCCCGTGTACCAGTAAAATAATATTGCTTACCATATATTTTTGTCCCGGCCGGTCGATCCGTTTAACCATTTGCCAGTATTTTTCAGCTTTATTGGTTAACCCGAACCAGATCATAATATGCCCCCCGCTTTGCAGGTTAAGGCCTTCGCCTATGCTTTCTGCGTGACACACCATTAACTGTATCTCGCCGGCTTTCCAGGCCTTTATCTGTGCGTCCTTTTTAACGTGTACGGCGTTCGGGAATCGCGCCATTATCCGGGCTAAATCGCTTTGAAACTGGTAACACACAATTACGTTATGCCCTAAACTTTCTTCGATCACCTCTTCGAGTAGGTTCAGCTTTTTATCGTGTACAACGTGCCAGTTTTTATTTTCATCATAAACCGCCCCGTTTGAGAACTGTAAAAGCTTTCCGTAGATGCTGGAAGAGTTAAACGCGGTTATTTGGCCTTCGGGCGTTTCCAGTATCTTGTCGCGCTTAAAGTCGTTATAGGCAGCCATTTCTTCAGCGTCCAGATAAAGTTCCCGGATAATGTCCCGGCGTTCCGGTAGATCGAGATAATCACATGACCGCATGCTCAGGCATCGGTCTTTTATTTTTTCGTAGATCAGGTCTTCAGCGCCTTTGTTGATCGCGTATTGCATGGCCCCGTGTGCCAGCGCTTTTGTAGGGTGGTAATAGATAGCCCGGAAACTCTCTTTGAATTTATACAGGCGTTCGCCCCCGTCGATCAGGAACATTTGCGCCCAAAGATCAATTAAACCGTTTGGAATGGGCGTTCCGGTTAACTCTAACAAGCGTTTAAGCTTTGGCAGGATAGACTTTACCGCTTTAAAGCGTTTCGATGTATGGTTTTTAAAGTTACTACTTTCATCGATAATCAGCATATCGTACGTCCACTTTCGCCCGAGATACTCAACCAGCCAAATAATGTTATCCCGGCTAACAACGTAAATATCAGCGTTCCGGTGTACCGCCGCAATTCGCTCTTCGGGGTTGCCGATTATAAGCGACATAGTGAAGCCGTTTAAATGCTCCCAGCTTGCAAGCTCGTTCGGCCAGGTATCGCTAACAACGAATTTCGGAGCTATGATAAGCGGCTTTAAGACTTCGGAACGATTAAGCAGGGTTTTTAAAATGGATAGGGTACATACAGTTTTCCCGAGGCCCATATCCAGTAAGAACGCGTATTTCGGGTTGTCTACACCGGTTTTAATGGTTTTACGCTGGTAGGGGAGTAGCTGGGATTCCTTCATTAGAATAAACAGCTATACTTTCCCAGGGGTAACAATAAATGTTCTATGGTTTCACTATTCCAGCCATTACCGAGCATTTTATACGCCTGCGTATTGCTCACAGGCATTTTGTATTCGTCTGGGACTGTCTGCAGGCGTTTGCATTCTAATACCGTTAATTTACGGTAAGTGTATCCGTCTTCAAATTTATCTATGCTCACATTTAATCGACCAGCTTCTAAGGTTAATGCTGTACTTTTAAAATCGCTATCGAAGACACGGTTTTGCATATAGGGTTGTTTACCCCCGCTTTCAGTAGAAGGATTTAATTGTACAATTATGCCTGTGTCCTTTTGATTTGTAACCGTCATAGCGTTAGCCTTTTCGTCTGCCCGGATTTCATAGTTTACGCCATACTCTCCGTTTTTATCAACTCTACCGCGGCGGGCAAAAGCTTTCACTTCGCCTATTAACATCGGATCAGCGTTCCCGCGGACAAGCGTTCCGGATTTACCTTCAATATTATAAACCTGCCCGGATTGCCCGCGTCCTGACGGGTTAACATTGCCTATGATTATCTTTGGTGTGTTTGCAGCGGTATGCGTACAGCTTTTATTATTTTCATGGCTTATCGTTCCTATTTCCGATAAACTGCCTTTACGCCCATCGTTTTTATACGGCCTAACGTTTCCGTTCTCCATTACCGTAACGCCTATCATTGTGCGCTGTCCGTGATTATCCGCGCCTTTGTGGTAGTTTGCATCTATACACATCGCTTTCTCACTTCGTTCACTTCTGTTGATAACAAAACCCGTTCCGCTGGTTTCTAATATATCCTTCAAAACAATCCCTTTATCTTCCGGCTGTCCTAAAAACGGAATATTTGTCCAGTACAGGCGTTTGCGGTTTTGCGCGGATACCAAAGCTGAATTTATCATTATTGGCTGAACGCCTAATAACTTCGAAATTACGTCCTGGTATTCTTTTTTCATCATAACGTTTTCAAGCAAAAAATAAACGTTCGGATTATATTCCCTGAGCTCTTTTAAAATTCGGACGTACTCAAACAGTAACGCGCTTCGGGGATCGTTAAAGTTTAACTGTTTACCCGCGAAGCTGAAACCCTGGCACGGTGAACCGCCTAAAAGCAAATGTATATCCGGCAGCGTACAGCCGTAAACCTTTGTAACGTCCCCGAGGTGAATTATATCCGGCCAGTTTGCTTTCGATACCTGGATAGCGTATTTATCTATTTCCGAAGAGTAGTATTTATCAATAGGTACACCGGCCCGCTCACAGGCGAGGCGGCCGACTTCCATCCCTGCGAACAGGTTTAAAACGTTTAATCCTTTAAGGCCTTTTAGGTTTTCCCAAACACTCATATACTCACTTCTAAAATAAAATTATCTAATTGTTCAATTGTCCAGATCACATACACCTTAAACCCTAAAGCTGCGAACAGCTTGTGTACGACTACCTGTACCGGCGATAAACTGCCGCCTTTGGGTTTTTTAAGTTCTACAAAATAAATCTGTTTACCTGGTAAAAGGATAAGCCGGTCGGGTACCCCGTTAAATCCCGGCGCCTTGAATTTCAGGTAAAGAAACATTCGGCCGAAAATCGCTTTCAGTTTTTCCTTTAACTTTTTTTCGATGTAGGCTTCGGAAACGGTATCAGGCTTCACGATTAATTTTGTATTTCCGGATTAACCAGCATATAGTTATTTCTGTCGTCGTTATCCTTAACCAAATACCCTAACCGGGTTAATACCTTAAAAGTATCTTTAGTAAAATGCTCTAACGTGTAAGTTTCAAAAGTTTGTCCTTCAACTTTTATCGGAACGCGGCTAATAATTTTCTGATGATTAAAATAAATGCTGGGTACTACGTAAGCGTCGTTATTTTTTAAGATGTCTACGACTTTCTGTTGCGCGGGAGATAGCTTTCTCATTTTACAAGTATTTCGATCTCGTTCATAATAAACTTAGTTACTTGGGCGCTGTTTTCGAAGCCGGCGTTTTTATAATCGGTGAAGATTACAGCGAGGCACGATAGGATTTTATCGGTTTGCTGCTCTTCCACATGTGTAAGCGCGTTGGCTAATCCGCATCTAAAATGTTGAACGCTTAAAGGGTCGGGACTATCAGGCTCGTAGTTGCCAATAAACATTTCTAAATCGTTCGTTGTGCTTTTTGAGTCTTTAAATTGCGATAAGTCTTTCTCTTTCATAATATTTATTTGTTGGTTTTATTTTTACTACGTTGTTCTCTTTGGATCAGTTCCACTTTCTTATACGCCCTCTGTTTACCGTAAATCCCGAAGGATATGTTACTCGGGGTTTTCTCCCAGCCGGGTAACTTTTCCATTATCGCGTGTATGTATTTCGTGTTATGCGTGGTCATTTCCTTTAACGGGGATTGCAAGAGTTCGCACCATATCTCAGCTACGCATACTTTCAGGCGCGGCCATTCCCCGGTATTAAACTGCGCTTCCGGATCGTGCAGGAACGCTTTACGTTCGTGTAGCTTCATCGTTTCCCAGTTGATCGGTAACAAGGTATCCAGATACTCTATGATCATTCCTGTACGGTCGTCCGTTTCGGTGTGCTGGTTCTGTACTTCTTTGGCCTCTTGCTCTACGTCTTCATCCAGGTAAAGCGGCTCTTTCCAGCCGAAATATTGTTTAGCCTCTGCCCAAAGTTGATCTATCGGTAAGTCGTCTATGTGCAGCAATCCGTATGCGTTCACCTGGACGGGCCAGAAACGGCGGTTACCGTTGTTGTCCCGAAGGAACGCATACTCATTCGTAGAGCCAAAGAAAACACACTGGCGCGGAAATCCTTCTATCCTGGCGCCATACGCCACGCGGAAACGATCTTCGCGTTTCGAGATGAAGTGTTTTACCGCTTCGGCCTCTGAACGCTTTATACCGCTTAATTCACCCATTTCTATACCCCAGGCGCCCTGCAGCTGTTCGTATGCTTTGTTCCCCTCTACTCCGACAAAGCTATCGCTGAACCACTTTCCGAACATCTTGCCTAAAAGCATGCTTTTCTTTATGCCCTCTTTACCCATAAGCGTAAGCACGTAATCGAATTTTACGCCGGGGGTATATACGCGAGCAACCGCGGCTACAAACGCCTTACGGGTCGCTAAACGCGTAAACCGGGTATCGGCTGCCCCGAGATAGTCAATCAGTAGCGTATCCAGCCGTTCCAGGCCGTCCCATTCCAATTTGTCGAGGTAATCGGTTATCGGGTGGAAAGCGTTTTGCCTGAAGACCAGTAACAGCGAATCCTTACACTTCGTAGCGTTATAGATCCCATATTCTGTTTCCAGGTAATGCCGCAACCCCGCGTCGTCTTCGTCCGTCCACTGGCGTTCACCGTCGAAAGTGTTCCAGGGTAACGGCTTCGTGCTTACGGGCCGTAGGTTAAACTTGTCGTAACGTAGGTTTCCCAGCGGTACTTTATCGGGTTTTTCGCCTTTATTGTAGTAAGGCTGATTACTTAACCGGGGATCGTGACGTATGATCAGCTCGAAATTAGTCGTCGTCGCGTCGTACTTGTTATATTTGTCCAGCTTTAACTTGCCGAGCCAACCGTTATTATATTCGGTGGGCACTTCGAAACCGTCGTCGAAATCACTTGCTGCGGATACATGCGCGGCCCCGTATTCAATAACGACTTCGGAAATGGTTTTCGCAAAATCGTTCATCAAACGGTAAGACTTACGCTTAGTTATTTCTGTATTGTCGCCCTCCGTGTCTTCGTGTCCGAACTTGTGCAAACGCACCAAATCGAAACTATTACACAATATGCCGTGTATGGGATCAGTGCCATGATGGCTATAAAGGAAATCAGCGGAATCGCCGTAAACGATAGCACCAGCAGCAGCGCTGCCTTCGAGAAAAGTATAACGGTCTTCAAAATCTGTTTTCTCATAAACGTCGGGTAAAAAGGTTTCAATTGCTTCGTGTATATCGTAGGTACGGCAAAACGCGCCTATTAGTCCGGGTTTTGTTGTTGGGTCGCCCTGAAGCTTTAACCCTTTGTTGATTTTAACCGTTTCTTCCGCATGCACCGGCCATGAACTAATATCACGCCAGTCGTCGTAACTCCGTAATATTTCGTCGGCGTCCAGCCAGTCGCCCTTTTGCTGTTCAAATACCCAGTCGCCGTCTTTCGATACCGTAGGCCAGAACATCAAGCGCTCAGGCTGGAAGGTTGTCGGGTCGAAAATCTCGATATCCAGGTACGACGCAACCTTACGTGCTATTGCTTCGTACTCTTCTTTGCTTACGCGACGACTAAGCGGCATTACTAACCGGTAACGCGGAGAGCTGGGACTATGCTTATGCGTAGAGTGTACAACTGCCGCGTTTCCGAAATAACAGACAAAGTCATCCCAAAAGTTGTAGTGCGAAAAGTCGATATCCAGCGTGATTAATTGCCGGTGTTCCACTGAATAAGGGTTTCGCCGGCCGTCTTTTAAATAACCACCTACGAAACCGCCTTTGTCCTTTATATTCGCCTGCTCTTCTTTCCCTTCTTTCGTGCTGCCGAGGGCCTTATATTGCGCGTATGTTTCATGGGTGCGTATCGGGTCCGCTAATTTCTTAACCAGGGCGTTCCAGGTTATGGTCTGGTTCTTCCAGGTCTTTGTTTCCCGGCTCCTGATCGTGCGCCCCGTTGCAATAGATAGTTCTATCATATAGCCGTATCTTCTAACCTTGTTACCCTTGTTGCCTCTTCTAACTTGTTCACCGTGTAATTGCGTAAAGGGTGTTTCTTCTTCAACCAGCCGCTTACCAGTGATTTAATATATTCGTATTCATCGGCCGTAAAATCAGCGCTTTCGTGTTCGGCTAAGTCCCGGATTTGCTGAGCTCTGGTTTTGGGTTTTGTTAAAACTTCAGGCATAGAAAAAGAGTTATAATTTATATCCAAACATAAGGTTATAAATTATAACTCTTGTATATGTTGATAAATATTAGTTTGTGGAAAATAAACTATCTTATTATCCGGTAATATGTACTCAGACTTATCCGGTATTGCCCGGCTAAAACTTTAGCGATTAAATATTTCGGTTTACCAGCGGCAACCAGTATCCCGTTATTATGTCTGATTTTAGCACGGTCTGAGTTCTTTACTTTGCCCGTACGTGGCTTTAAGCCTAAATACTGTCCTATAGTCATACTGCTAAAATCTCCCGTAGTCTCTTTGCTACTAAAGCATGCTTTTCCGTTTGTTGCTTTTCCAGCCATTCAATAGTAAGCATGCTTTTTAAGTTGCGTAACTTCATCGCTTTTTCAAATTCCCAGCCTTCGGCGCTGAAGTACGGCGGCGCGTCTACCGGCCAGTTGTCTGGGGTATAGTTGCGGATTTTGATTTCATCGAACCTGGTTAAGCCGTCGTTACTGGTCGCAGTCATTACAGGTTCGCGGTAAGGCCGGTTTAAATCCGGATTAAAATAAGGCTTCCGCTCTTGCTTCGTATTACCCGGCTGCGCTTTTAGCCAGTTTTTAAGTTCTTCGGGTGACCACTGTTGATTAGTTTCGATTTTTAATTCCGGCGCGTTGCGGGTTTTACCTAAGCGGTCGACGATTTGTTCCGGGCCGATTTTCGGTACCCAAACTCTAAAACTGTCTTCTTCAAACGTAATACCTCCTTTTGAAAAAGTACGCTTTTTCGGTATCGCGTTTAAAATGCTTTGCCCGTACCGCTTTGCAAGCGTATGCAGAAATAGCGCGTTATTGAAATCCTGCAAAACCTTAGCGGTTTCTGCAAACTTCTCTTTTAGATTTTCCCATGTTATCCCGTTACACATAGCAGCATCGATTAGTCTTTTGTGGCTTAAAGCGCGTTTTTCCTGTGCCAGTAATTCGGCGGCTACCAGCTTAACAGTTTCGGGTTTTAAGTCGGATAGACCGAGGGTTTCAGCATCGCCCGGTATCGGCGGCAATTGTTCGTCGAAAGGGCATCCGGTTATAACAGTGTCGCCGGGCACCGTGCCGGAAATGCGGGTTTCTGTTCGGTGTCCGGTCGCATAATCAATTATTGCTTTGTCTACCCTCTGGCAAAACTGCAACGCGGATTCGTCGCGTTTGCGACGGAATATGACGGGGGTTACACTCTGAATAGTCCGCAAGCGGACCTGCATTTGCGCGAAGCGTTCACGGGCGTGTGCTTTAACTTCTTTTAACTTGCTGCGCGGTACGCGTAACAGCGTGTCGTATCCAAAAGTTTGCGCAATGTAATCTTCAAAATCTACAGGCATTACCTGACGTTGGTTTTCTGTTTCCATAATATTTAATGTTGGTTTTTAAATTGTTAAATAAGCATCCTTTTTCTATATGTCCCAGCCCGCGCTATCTTCGCCTAATAAGCATGCTTTTTCTTCAGGTTCTGCAATAAGCATGCTTTTTTCTTCTAAGTGGCTCCAACCCGTAGCGGGTACAAGTGCCACAGCAACGCCCAGGGCAGCGCCTACGCGCTCTAACCGGTCGAGTGTAAGGTTATAGTTTCCGGCCTCGATATGGCTGATATGCTGAAAGCTTTCGCCCACTTGGTTGGCCAGGTCTTTTTGCGACCAGCCTTTTTCCGTTCTCAGGCGTTTAAGTTCGGCGCCTATTTGTTGTTTTGTCATAGTTTTGATATTTCGGGTATGTATTTATTATCTACGTTTTCGTAATCGTCGAAAGTTTCACTATTGCAATCTTCATCGAATATAAGCGGGTGTTTTTGATGATCCTTTAAAAATTGCATGGTATCTACAGCGGTCGCGCCGTATAGGTAGTCGCGCTGTCCCACCCATAAAACTTTTTTACATTTCGTACAGCCGATTGAGTAAGTTACTGACATTTTCTATTTGTTAATTTTTTCGTTTCGAAGTTGAGTTGTTGTATCGTGGGAGAGTTCCGCTAATATCCTAAAAAATCGCGGGCATCCTGCAGCGTCCAGGCGGTTGCGTTCACCCATTCGCCGCCGGGTATTCCGTTAATCGTCCAAGCATCAAAGGCGTATAGCTTTCCGTGGATCTCGCGGGTTTTTACTCCGTGTTGTTTTAAGAAGAGTTCTACCGGAATTCCCGGTTTAGCTGGCTCCGGTTTTACGGCCGGGGCTGCGTAGTGGGTGTGTGCGTATATCATTTTTATTTTACTGTTTAAAGGTTGATCTTTTAACCACTGGTCGCGCTGCCAGGTTTTGCCGAATGCGCGGCCGCCGGTTAATATTGTGGTGTTCATTTTTACAAGGCGTTAAAATAATCGAATTCAGTTTTAGTAATAACCGTAAAGCTTTCGGATCCGTTGCGCCTGGCCCGGTATTCAGTTTTATAAAAGCCTTCAGCTAACAGAGCTTTGCGTTTCTGGTAAGCGATTGTTAACGGGTGATTTTCGTTGCCCCAGGGATGATTTAAAGCGTTGCGTTTAAGCCAGTCGGATTCCTTTGCTTCGGCTTCGTATTTACGTAGTTGAACGGCTTCGACGGTCCCGTTATTACTTTTTAAGAACTGCATGAATTCGCGGCGCGTCATAACGCCTTCGCGATATTGGTAACGTTCGTTTAACGTTTTTTCGGCTTTGCCTTCTAAAAGTGTGCTCATTTTAATGTTGGTTTTTACCGGGAAAAGCGCAAACCTGGTTAGGTGTTGCGCTGGTTAAGGGGTACGGGGCTGATTATTCCCAAAGGCGTTCTGCAAGCTTTAAATTGTTTTCGGCCTCGTTAACGGCTTTCTTAGCGTATGTTAGTGAAAAGGAATGTGAACGCGGGATAGATCCGTTCTTCAAACCTTCGTGCTGCATTTTAGCGGCTTCTAACTTGTATTCATAAAACTCTACGCTTTCAGGCATTGACAAATTAATTTCGTTTTCTTTGCGTTTCCAGTAATCCGCTTTGCTTTCGTGTTGCTCGGCTTTTTTACTCATTTCTACGCTTTTGCCCATACGGCCCCAGTTGCGATCTATTAAAGCGCGGTGCCTTTTTTCGCTGTGGTGCCCTACCTTAATAGGTTCGCCCAAAGATAAAAAATCCCGGCCTTCGTTTGATGCTTCATAGTATTGGTCGCTTTTAGCTTCGGCGGCATCAGCCCATTGTTGATAGCGTTCGGCTTTTGCTTTCGCACGTTCCTGGATATTGTACCCGTCCGCGCGAACGATTGAGTAGTAAAAGAATCCGTCTTTTTGAGCGATTAAGTTAAAAACGATCGAATCGTTTTCTTTGCCGTATTTAGTAGTTACCGGAATAACGTCGCCTTTTTTATAGGGCTGATCGCATTTGGCGATAAATACATTCGGTGCAAATTTGTAATACGTGTTCATGTTGCGAAGTTTTAAAAGTTGGTTAATATTTATTTAAAGCCGATAAGTTAATTAGTCCGAAGTGGTTAAGGGTAACAGCTGCGATCACCAGGATAGCGGCTATTATAAGGAACGCGTTACGCTGGGTAACAGGGTTGCCTTTTTGCAGGTTGTTAAGTGTGTTTGTTTTCATGATTAAAAATATATCGGTAGTGAGAAACATTCGTTCATTTCTTCTTTAGTAGCGTTGTATTCAAGCACGTTCATTGTGCGGCCTAATAAGCGAAACGATTCATTAATAAGGCGCGGAAACATTTTGTCGGTAACTTCAAAAACTACACAGTTGCCAACTTCTTTGATTTCACCGTAAGCGTTGCCTTCAGCCAATAATTCAACTGCTATTCTTTCTTCAGTTGTAAGGCCTTTAGTGTTTGCGATTATTGTTTTCATGGTTATAAAGATATTAGTTTAAGATTTTCAATGTCCAATTCGTAGGATAAAACACCGTCTATGTTGCTATCTCTTTTCAGAGATTTACAATCAAAACCGCCTATCTTTTCCAGGGCTTCGCGGGTTTTATTAATATTGCCGCGTTCGGCACCTTTAGTCCAGGCCCCTGAATTCTTAACCCATATCTCACATGCTTGACCTTTAATGCTTTTAACGATGTAGTATTTCATTTTGTTTATCTGATTTGTTGAAACAAAGATAACTATAAAAAGTTAATTGTCAAGTGTTTTATGAAAATAATTTAAAATAAATATTTTTTCACTTTTTATTAGGATATTAACTTTATATAGTTATCTTTGTAGTGTTAAATAATTAATCACTTTTAAAACTTCGCAATAACATGAAAACTTATTCAATCTTAGATGACAACTGGAATACTACTTTCAGTACAAACACTTTCGATAAAGATATCCTTACCGCCGAATTTGAAAAAGCGATCAGGGCCGCTAAGGACGGCGAAACTATCCAGTACGGATCTGAAGACAGCAAATATGCTTTCGGCGCTTTGCTGGTAGTTGAGATACGTCGGGGCAAAGCAATGCTTTGTGTGTTCAAAGGTGACAAATGTTTTTATAAGGATTATCAATTTAAAACCGTAGCATAATGAAAGGACAACCAAACGGATCTGCCGAAGATATTAAACTGGGTATCCTTCATAGCCAGGGCGGTTATTATGTTTCTAACGAAGGCAGCAAACTAAAACCGGCTTACCATGTATGGGCGCCGGGTATTACACACGCTTCGTGTGATAGCGCGTACGCTGATCTGAGTTGCGCCGTTGCTCGGTGTGATTATCTGGCGGCAAAAGGGGTAACGTTTTAAGGCCCCTGGCGGGGCCGTTTACCAAACTTCGTTCTTATGCTTATCGAATAATTTTAGAGCTTGGTCCAGCGTCCAGGCTTTTGCGCGTTTAAATTCGTTTATCTCTATTACAAATACCGGTAACTGATTCGGTACGGGCTTAACGATCAGCTGGGCAAGCCCTTTTTCCTTCAGAATTAATTCTTTGTCCAGGCGCGCTGAATGAACGTATTTTTTAATCGGGTAGTATTCGCGCGGTAACGCTCCCTCAGGCAGTTTGAACGGTGGCAGCTTTTCCCGGACCGGTTTAACCTTTACGACTTCTTTGTTTTGTACTTTTTTCGCCTTGATTGCGGGAACGTCTCCTATCCGTGCAGCCCTTCGTTTACCTCTCATAATTTTTCAGTTTTATTAGCTTTTACGTGTGTATAAATAATATTATCCCCGATTCGTTTAACTGTAAACGATCCGTCCGGAAATAAATTAGAAATATCTTCAGGTAAAAATAATGTGCTTACCTGGTAAACGCCTTTACCTCTTTCCGTCTTTTTTTCAAATCTTGATATTTTGAAATTCGATCTTTTTGCCATATTTCAAAGTTAGTAAAAAATTTGTTGTTAAACAACATTGTTTTTCTTTTAGTCGGGTTTATACAGGAAAAAACACACGGAAACAGTCAAAGAATAACAAGGATTTAATTGATAATCAGGTATTTGAATAAAACACTTTCGCTATAATGGAAACAAACACCACTTTTTTCGTATAATGGTTACTACGGTAAATAAAATATATTACTACTATAGTATTACACAGTACTAACTGTATACTGCTACCTATTTCAAACTGTTTTAACTATTTAGTGTTTCTCTTATTCTATAAAGTATTTAAGTTATTGATTATTAGTTGTTTATAGTAGAACAACAAAGCACTTCAAACTTTTTTAGTTGTTCTCTTGTTAACTTTTTAAGCGTTAAAAGGTTGATTATCAGGCTTGTTACTTTTTAAGAATTTCGATAAGAACGTTGGGTTTTTGATATGAGATAAAGTTATAGGCTATAACGAAAAGGAATAATGAGCGTGACAGTTATGCCGCGTATGCCAAACAGCATAACAAAACCCCGTTTTTAGCTATAAATTATGCCAATTGGCATACTTAACAACCGTTACGCCGGCACCCTGTACTAGACTAATAAAACCGGAACGAACGTTCTGCTAAAAAGTTGAAAATAAATTTGCAGATTAACTTTTTATAGTTATCTTTGAATATGCAAAACATAGAAACAATATTAGACGGTACGAACATAGATTTCCAGCAGTTTAAAACACGTAACCGTACCCAGGGCACGCTAATAACCCAAAATGAAACGGTTTTTATCGTTAAACTTATTCGGGATCACGTTGGCTTCCACGGTATTTTTAAGGCCGGCGAAACAAAAGAGTTTCTGAAAAATAAATGTTTCGATTATTATACGATTTAATTTGCAGATTAACTTTTTATAGTTATATTTGTTCTGTCAATGGTTGACAAATTAAAACTTCGCAAAACATGAAAACTTCAAAATTAAACGGTCTTATGCAGATTATCGGGTTTCCTATGACTGCCTTAACTTTTTACGCCGTACACAGCGGATCCTTTTTGCATTTTGTTTTAGGCGTTGCTGGATTCGTATTGTTTATGACTGGATTATTAAGAGACGCGGAATAATGGATAATTCCAGGCCGGTGCAACAGTTAGATATGGGCGGTAAGCCTATCAAAGAGTTTCCTTCCATATCTAAGGCTGCCAAACAGTTTGGCGGTACGTACAAAGTTATCAGCGCTTTACACTACGCCTTAAGCGGTCGTAAAAACGTAAAAAACAATTCCGATAAAGCTTTCGGTTTTCGCTGGAAGTATAAAGACTGAAAGTTTTTTTTGTATCTTTAACAAGCGTAACGCTCTTCGGGGTTTACGCTTTTCCTGGTACCGGGCAATGTCGTTCCGGTATTAAACAAATACTAAAATGCAAAAAGATGTAAAAGTATTTACGCCGGAAGTTCTGGCCGAAATCTTTCCAGGTTTAACGATCAAAGGTAAACCGACTGAAAATTCATGTGTGTACGCTATTAACGTTCCGATTTTACAGGGTGACGACTTACTAAAGTTGGTTACCGTTTATCTAGAATACCCTATCGATTTGTTTTTAAGCCGGTACGGCAAAGGCATTACGATCAAAGTAACTTTTCACCCTGAAGGCTCAGAGCGTGCCCGCGTATTAAAGATAATGCCGTTAGAAACGGCTTAAAAGATCCTGCGTTTTACCCGCGAAGTTATCGCAGGTAACAGCCTGGCTGCCGATCAACGGGGCCAGGCTTTTTAGGTGCCGGAGCATGGTGTTCCGGCTTTATTAAAACTTTGCGATATGAGCACTATTGACGAATTGCCTGAGAATGAAGGTAACAGAAATTTACCGTCGGACTTCGAGGCGTCCGAACTCCAAAACCCAGGCCGGGTAAATGTTACGTACCGGTACGAGGCCAGCGGGATCTATTGCCGTGAATCGGTAGACGTTTCAGATTTTAATTCTATTATCCTTCCAGCGTTAAAAGAGGGTAGTATTTCTGAATTAAAAATAAACCATGTTTTTGAATAGGGTAGGGGAGAAGTTGTTGTAACATTGTTGCAATATCTTTAAATCCTGCTTAACATAATAAGTATTATGCAAATTTTTTGGGTAACGCTACACGGATAATATCGGCGTCCTTAACCCGTTGTAAGGATAGTTTCCAGGGCAACGCCAATCAAGACGCGGGACAAAAAGATTAGGCCAAAGCAGCTAAGCCGATTTAGGCGCCCATTTGAAACCGTCCGGCAGCTTAATAAGCGGGACGGTTTTTTATTGTCAAATATTTTTTATATTTACCCCGTGGAATCCGAAAACGATAAACCGATTTTAGATGTTGATCAGCTGGCTGCAGCGATCACCGACGTAAAACATTTACGCTGGGCAAACTTCTATTTGAAGCGGCTTAACAAAACCCAGGCTTCACGGGATCTCGGTATCGCTGAAGCAAGCGCGTCCAATTACGGCGTTAAGGTTTATAACCGGCCCGAAGTTAAAGCGTATATCGAATACATTTTAGAGCAGGAAATCGGCGTTCCTGATGACAACCTACGAATACTCCGTAGCATGGCAGATACTGATTTAAAACAGTATATGACTGAGCGCGTATTACCGCAACAGGATTGGATCGAACGTCCGTTAAAACATCTGCTGGCAGAACTGGAAATCGACCTGGAAGCGGAGCAGGAATACGAATGCCTGTACGCGGAAACTAAATTGGATGTTAGCCAAAGCAAAAAGCGGCAAAAGGAGATAGCTTTAAGTATTGTCGCTTTAAAAACGGAGATCCGGAAACGGGGACCGCTGGCTAAGCGTATCGTTTTAGGCGAAACATACCTGGTTAAGAAACAAGTTTTAGACCTGAATAAGATTTGCGCGGATCACGAAAACGGTAAAATTAAGAAGTACAAAGAAACTAAAGACGGTATCGAGGTAGAGCTTTACGACGCTAAGGACGCCGCAATACAACTATTGAAAATTGCCGGTAAATATGCAAACGAAGCGCCGGTAACAAACTTTAATTTCGATAATGCGGACGTTACTTTTGAATAAATTTCATAAGATAAATACTTTTTAATCTCCCTATTATTGTTTATATTTGCGTATGCCTGCAAAAATAAACATAACTGGTTTAACCTTCGGAAGGTTAACGGTTTTATCCGAATCGGATTTAAGGACAAAGGACGGTAAAGTAAAATGGCTTTGCCGTTGTTCCTGCGGAATTGAAAAAATAATATCAGGTAAAGAATTACGAAACGGCGATAGTCGTTCATGTGGTTGCCTGGAAAGAGAAACGCTTTTAAAGCGTAACACTAAACATGGGTTGAGCAAAACCCCAGAGTACCATATTTGGAAAGCGATTAAGCAACGTTGCT